GCTGGAGGGATTCGACGTGACGACCATCATCGGCAAGATCGGCCAGGTGGCTATCGTGGAGCGCGAGAGCGACCCCAGCAAGCGGGACATCCAGCTCGTGCTTGGATTGATCCAGCTGCAGAAGGACGCCCTGGCGAAGGGGCTGATCCCGTCCAGGCCCTACAACATGCCGTGCGTGTACAACCCGGACGAGCACAACGAGGCAATGTGGAAGCTGGTACCGCCGTTCCTGCAGAAGAAAATCCAGGAGCGGGTGATCGAGACCGACACGCCCGCAGTGGCGGCGACTGCTGATTTTGACGACGACATACCGTTCTGAAGAGGTTCCTGCCTACGGATAGCCAAAGAGCAGCGGGGTCGCACCTGTCACGAAACGACGGTGCATCTAATTACAGGAGAGACGACATGCGGAAGAGTATCAAGAACAAGTGGGTCAAGGCCCTGCGCAGCGGGAAGTACAAGCAGGGCACTGGCCAGTTGCACTCGGAAAATGAAGAAGGAAAGTCATTCTGCTGCCTGGGAGTTCTGGCGACGATTGTTGACCCATACCAGAAAACCTGGGAACCGACTAACGGCTACTTCGCTGACGAGGAATCTCCTGGTGAATGGGAATCCCCCAGGCACGCGGTGCAGGCTCGGCTGCTCGGCAAGGGCGGTCTCGGCGTAGGCGTTGCGAAAAAGCTAGGAAAATTCAACGACAAAGGCAAGTCCTTCAAGTGGATCGCGAGCTACATCGAGCGGTACCTGTAATGAGCCGTTACCTGCACGTCAGTAAGGAGCTGCACGTCGTTCCGGACCCGATGAACCCTTGGGGCTATAAGTGCGTCATCTACCGTGGCGACGGCAAGACCTACAACTACGGCAGGAACCAGCGCAAGCGTGAGGCCCGGTCAGGTCTGTACCACTGGCAGTGGAGGCGTGTGTCGTGAAGTACACCGAGGCCGTCAACGAGTTCCGGAGGCAGTACTGGACCCAGTTGCTCGCCAAGCACAACGGGCACGTCAAGCCAGCGGCGAAGGAGGCCGGGATCAACCGGACGCACTGCTACAAGGCCCTGAACCGGCTGGGTGTGCCGTACGTTTCTACCCGTCACGAGGGTAACTGGGGAGACCTGTGAGCATCACAAGGAACAGCGCGAGGTGCGACTTTTGCGGTAAGGAGATCGAGTCAAAGTTCCGGCACGACTTCAATGTGCATTACTGCGAAAAGAACAAACTCCCCGATGGGCAGTGGAACTTCGCCGTGGACGGAGGCAAGGGCGACATCAGGCGATGCGGGTCCGGGTTCACAGAGACGAGCACGTTCAGTGACTGAGATCTACCTCGCACGCACCCTGGGTGGGACGCTGAAGCCCATCGACGGACAGGGAGAAGAGTACCTGGCTGAGGTGGGCGTGGGCGAGATTGTGCGCGCCGTGATCAAGAAAGACCGCAACCCTGGCCACCACCGGAAATTCTACGGTCTCCTGCGGATGGTGTACCAGAACCAGGAGAAGTACCTGAGCCTAGACGGCCTCCTGTTTGCGGTGAAGATCCAGGCAGGGTACGTTGACGAGATACGGCTCGCTGGTGATAAGATCGCATTGCGGCCACGCAGCATTTCCTGGTCGAAGATGGACCAGGGAGAGTTCAAGACCTTCTACGAGGCGGCGATCAAAGCAATCAAGGAGCTGCTGCCGCAGTTCGCGGACGTGGACCTGGATCGAGAGCTGACACTATCGGGAGACGTATGAGAGACCTTGCGAAGTATCTGACCGGGGCATTCATAGGGGTCGCCCTCACGGCGGCATACGCGGCACACATCTGGCCAACCCAGTTGCCGCACACACACCTGCAGGTGACGCGGCTGTGATCCCCTACGACGGCATTACGCTCGACAATTTTGGCGAGTGGGTTAGCGACGGCTGGACCGGCAAGAGAGAGCCGTTGCGAGATCTGGCGGTGATGACTCTCGGCTTGGTTGGAGAGGCCGGTGAGGTCACGGAACTTATCAAGAAAGAGATCCGTGGAGACGGGCCGCTGAATCGCGCGGAGCTGACCCTGGAGCTAGGGGATGTTTTGCATTACCTGGTGCGAATTGCCCAGGAGTACGACATCTCGCTGCAGCAGATCATGGTGTCCAACATCGAAAAGATCGAAGCCCGACGTGGCAAGCGCAAGTGGGAGCAGGGCAATGCCGTACATACCTGAAGAAGACCGAAAGACGCTGGACCCTCGCTGCATTGAGTACGTAGCAACTACCCCTGGGGAGCTGAACTTTCAGTTCACGGAGCTGTCTATCCAGTACATCCAGCAGAACGGTGGCCTGAGCTACAAGACGCTCAACGACGTCGTCGGCGCGCTGGAGTGCGCGAAGCTGGAGCTGTACCGCAGAATAGGTGCGGCGTACGAGGACGAGAAGGCTGTCCAGAACGGGGACGTGTACCCCAAGGAGTTGTGAGATGCGCGTGTATATCGCGGGACCGATGTCCAATTTGCCCCAATTCAATTTCCCGGCATTCTACGCAGCCGCCGCAGAGCTGCGGACTCAGGGCTTCGAGGTTGTTTCCCCGGCTGAGCTGGACGACGCCGAGGACAAGGGCGCCGCACTGCTGTCGAAGGATGGAGACCCAAAAAGCGCGAGCCGCACATGGGGCGACTTCCTGGCCCGCGACGTGAAGCTGCTGGCCGACACCGGCATCGAGGGGATCGTCTTCCTGCCTGGGTGGCACAAGTCCAAGGGCGCGAAGCTGGAGGCGTTTGTCGGCCTGCTCCAGGGCTTCAAGTTCTGGGAGTACGACGACAAGATGGCAACCGCGCACGAGTGTGCGCCGGAGGACGTCCTGGACGTGATTTTCGGCCAGATCGACGCAATGATAAAGGCACTAGCATGAACATGACACTCCCGACCGACAGCGACGCCCGCAAGAACGTTCCCCTATTCTCCGGCGTCCTCAAGTACGCCCCGGCCGCGCTCGCTGGCGTGGCCCGCATCTCGAAGGCGGGCAACGACAAGCACAACCCTGGTCAGCCGCTGCACCACTCGCGCGGCAAGTCCACTGACCATCCGGACTGCATTCTGCGTCACGCGGTGGATGTCGCTGACATCGAGGCGTACCTGGCGCGCAACCCGATCACGCCCGGTACCGAAGAGTACGATGCCGAAGTGGCCGTGCTCTTGATGGAGGTCAGCCAGCTCGCGTGGCGTGCTCTGATGTGGTCCCAGGAGCTGCACGAGAAGTATGGCGGGGCGCCGCTGGCTCCTGGGGCGCGGAATGTGGATCGAGAGGTACAAACGTGATTCAATTTGTCGAATGGATGTGCGGCGTATGAGCCTGCTCGCCACCGGAAAGGACTTCGCCAGCGAGAGCGGCCACTGGTACACCAAGACCGGCCAGCCGCTGTACGAGATCGTCGGCGCCAACGGCAAGCTGCGCTCCACCACTCTCCGTGACGCGCGCAAGCTGGACCTGGTTCCCAGCGTCTCCACGATCCTCAAGCTGGAGGCCAAGCCACAACTGACTGCGTGGCTTGTAAAACAGGGGATGCTTTCGTGCCTCACGCTCCCCAGGCTGGAGGGCGAGGACGACACCCGGTTCATCGAGCGCGCCCTGGCAGACTCCAAGGAGCAAGTTCACAAGGCCGCAGATCGGGGGACGTACCTTCACGGCCTGATGGAGTCCTACTTCAAGCGAGACACAATCGCCTGCACAGCTGACGATTTTCCTTGGGTATTGCCAGCGATCCAATGGATCGAGGAAAAATTTCCAGGGTACAGCTGGGATCCAGAGAGCAGCTTCTCCTGGCAGATTAACGGCCTATGGTACGGGGGCAAGCGTGACCTGATTGGCACCCACCCTGAAAAGCCGCCTCTGGTGCTAGACTTCAAGGTCAAGGAGTTCACCCGCGCCCAGGACAGCAAGGTGCTGGCGTACGACGAGCACGTCACCCAGCTCGCGGCGTACGGTGACCCATTCGAGAGGCAGTTCATCGCGGTGAACCTGTTCGTCTCCCGCAGCGAGTGCGGTCACTTCATCCCGGTGACCTGGAGCCAGAGCGAGATCGACAGCGGGCGCAGGGCATTCGCGGCGCTGCTCGACTTTTGGTACTGCCGGAAGGGCCTGTGAGCGACGTCGTACGCGCCAGGAACAAGCAGGGCGTGATGGTCTACAAGGCAGAGTCACCTCGTGGCCGGAAGGTGCTGGGCATGTTCCTGGGTGGCCCCTGGCAGATGGCTGAAGAGGTATTCGTGAATGTTCCCGACGAGAACGAGGGCGCTATTCTGCAGTACCTGGCTCAGGAGGCTTGCGAGTTCCGTGACTGGGAGCCGCCGAAGCCCAAGCCCGTGGACGTGTCTCAGCTGACGGAGTTCTGAGGTATAATGGAGACGTGGATCAACATGCTCGAACAGCAGCCTAGGCAGGGCGAGCGGATCCTTACAAGGCGCGGGCAAGTACTGAGGTACGACCGCTTCGACTACAGCCAGTGGCACATCACGCACTGGCGCAAGATACCGCAGAGCACGTCATGCCAGAAAGCAACTACGAGTGTGGGGCCGGTTGGCACCACCTGATCGACCCCATCGTCGCGATGATCAAGGATGTCGGCGGGACCGTTGACCAGGTGAAAGAGAAGTACGGCACGCTCCGCATCTACTACACCCCAGGCGATCTTGAGATGGATGACAGCATCGACCGCGCGATTGCCGAGGCACAGGAAAAAAGCGCGACCACTTGTGAACTTTGCGGGAAGCCAGCCAGTCTGATGTACAGAGACGGCTGGTACTCGACGCTGTGTCCACAGGACGCGAAAGACCACGGTTACAAGGAGAAAGGGTGATGACAACGATTCGAGAGCACGCACAAGAATTTGACGGCAAGTGGGTCGGCAATGATCGCTTCCCGGTGAAGACCGGGGACGTCGGCTTCCTGCTGGAGCTGACCAGTTACGCCCGCACGCCGAGGGGAACGAAGCGTCTCGATCTGCGACTGCACCCAGCCCAGGACTCGGATACCTTCGAGGGCTTCCTGTACGGCTTCATCCAGGGGTCCAGGACCGACCTGGAGGCTTTGGGGCTGGCGGAAGTGTACGACGCCACCCCCAATGGTCGCGGCAGAGTAAAGGCGATCTTTGGGGACCAGGCATCCCTTGCCCTGGAGCGGCTGGGGTACCCGGACCTGATCCCGCAGCTGCAGGACGCGGAAAACGAATGGACGGCGTAGACCAGGTCACCGTCTCTGCCTGGGAGTACGGATGCGTCAATCTCATGGCGGCGATTGCTTTCTTTGCGGCTGTGGGGTACATTCTGTGGTGGATCTTTGACACAATCGAAGGAGAGATCAATGGTCGAAATAAACGAAACCGTCGCCCGTAAGGTTCTGGATACGATTGACGCGGGTTTGAGTGATGGTCTCGGCAAACCAGTGCCAGGACAGATGTGCGTTGAGGCAGCCGTATGCTACGCCTTGGGGTTGCCGCACGGCGACGACCCGCAGTGCGTCTCGCAGGCATTGCGTCAACTGAAAATACGGCTGAACGACAGCATGTGGTCTTCCGATACTGCCAGAGCTAAGGGACTGCGCCGCCTTGGGTTGATTCAGCTTGGCAGCGCCGGGAACTTGGACGAGCAGGAGTTTTCCAAACGCACCACAATGCTGGCTGTTAATACGTCGGTTCCTGATGCTCTACGTGCGGCTGCCAAACTCAATCCAGAGAAAGCCGAGATACTTATCTATCACGCAGACCAGTGCGCAGCAGTGACAGACTTTCATGACGCCCATGCCGCCGCCTACGCCGCCACCCACGCCGCCTACGCCGCCACCAACGCCGCCGCCGCCTACGCCGCCTACGCCGCCACCCACGCCGCCTACGCCGCCACCCACGCCGCCTACGCCGCCGCCTACGCCGCCGCCAACGCCGCCACCCACGCCGTTGCCGCCGCCACCCACGCCGCCTACGCCGCCCACGCCGTTGCCGCCGCCCGCGCTGCCGCCGACGAGTCATTGGGAAAATTCGCGGAGGGTGTGGTGCAGATCCTCATCAGCATGCAAGTCCCTGGTGTGCAGTGGCTAGCGCTGACGGAGGAGCCGAAATGATCAATCAACGCATAGGAGCTGAGAAGCTGGTCCTGTTGCCCAAGTCCTGGGCAATTCCCGGCAAGGTCAAGATGACGCGCTCGCAGGCGTTCTACGAGTCTACGGGCCTTTTGGAGGAGCGGATCACCCTGGAGACGGTGGACCAGGGGGACTGGCTGAAACTGCCCCGGCACGGCCAGCGGAAGCTGTCTGTGCTATAATCGAACTGCGCGCCCCACCGGTCTGTTCCCCCCAGGCCAGACGACACAACCCGCCCAGGTTTCCCCAGCTTGCGGCGGGTTTTTCTTTTTGTGACGTAGTTCTTGCAATTCCCATTGGGATGCCCTATAGTTCGATTCACCACACGCAATTCCGCGTGCTGACGTAAGGAGAGAGACGATGAACATTTTCCAGTCCGCAGGTTCCACCTTCAAGAACCGCCAGGTCGCTGGCCTGATGATCGACGCCGGTCGCGGCTCGGGTGCGCTGAGCAACGAGCAGCTGTTCCAGCTCGCCCCCTCAGCCTTCGCCGAGGGCAAGCACGAGAGCCGCACGGAGCGGTACACCTACATCCCGACGATCCGCGTGATCGAGGCCCTGCGGGAGGAGGGCTTCATGCCGGTCGCGGCAGCCCAGGGCAAGAGCCGGGTGCCGGGTAAGGCCGACTTCACCAAGCACATGATCCGTTTCCGCCGTGAGGTCGATCTGGACAGCCTGGAGACCCGTGGGGTAGCTGAGACGGTCCTGGTCAACAGCCACGACGGTACGTCGTCCTATTGGCTCCTGGAGGGCCTGTTCCGTGCCGCGTGCAAGAACGGCCTGATCGTCGCCGAGGGTGCCACCCAGGGCGTCAAGGTCAGCCACAGCGGCAAGATCATCGACCGGGTGATCGAGGGCAGCTACCGGGTGATCGACAATGCCTACAAAGCTGTCGAGGTCTCCCAGCAGTGGGCGCAGATCGAGCTGAAGCCGCAGGAGCAGATCGCCTTTGGAGCAGCGGCTGCGGCGCTCCGCTTCAACCCGGAGACGCAGCACATCGAGGCAGCCGAGGTGGTCGCCCCGCGCCGTGCCAGCGACCATGCGAACGACCTCTGGACGGTCTTCAACCGCGCCCAGGAGAGCCTGATTCGCGGCGGCAACCGGTACGTGTCCCGGAACGTGAACCAGGAGACGGGCCGGGTGACGATCCGCCGCCAGGACAGCCGCCCGGTGCGCTCCATCGACAACAACGTCGGCCTGAACCAGGCGCTCTGGACACTGGGCGCCGAGATGGCGAAGCTGAAGGGGGTCGCAGCCTAAAATTGTGACCCAAATCTCAAAATAGTTGTTGACAGACCCAGTAGGTAGGCTTATAGTCTGCTTACTGGGTCTTCCAGTGGAGGAGAGAGACATGAGCTACAACTTCACGATCAAGGGAATGAGCGAGTTTCACCTGATCGGATCGTTTGCGGATAACGGCGAAAACATCGGCAGCGAGTGCATCGGCACCTACCGCACCCTAGCGGAGGCTCAGGAAGCTGGGCGAATGTACTGGAACATCCGCAACCGTCACTTCTCCAAGGAGCTGACTTCGATCTGGATTTGCGACGAGCGCGACAATGTGGTGGATGGCGCATGAACCAGAACGAAAAAATCCTGTTACTACTGCGCGCCCTTGACGACGTGATGCGGGGCAAAAGATTGCCGTTGGACGCGGAAACCATGCTGGCCGAATATCGGCACTCTCGCCTCCTTCAAGGCGTTGACCACTACAAGCGTCTGGTAGAAGACGACTTCTCGTGATCGGCTCCCGGTGGCATCGGTTCTGGTTGTGGGTATGGTGGCCCAGCCAAATGCGAGACAAAAACAACAGCTACTTGTGGCGCAGGTAAAAGAGCCGGGCAGCCCCCAAGAAAAAGGCGCGGTGCCTGGAATGCAACAGACTTGAAAATAGTCGTTGACAGCTCTACTGGGTGTGCTAATCTAGCCCCAAGTAGAGCAACCAACCGAGGAGAGATGAGATGAACAACGAAGTCCAAGTCGAACGCAAGTCGGTGTACGGTGTCGAGAAGCTGTACCCGGTCAACGCCCTGGCGGACAAGCTGGCCGCATTCAAGGGTCAGAAGACCCTGACCATGAACGACGTCGCCGCGCTGAAGGACATGGGATTCACGGTCGCCCTGTACGCCCGCGACCCCGGCAAGCTGGTCGGCATCCACTTGGGAGACCTGTGATGAACACCGTGAGCCGCAGGTCTGGGCTGGGCGGCTACTACGGCAGCGCCTTCGACCGTGGCGGCGCGGACAGTTGGTACGGCCGCCCCAAGCAGCCGCACTTCTGGCCCGACGGCACCTACAACGGCACAATGGTGTCAGAGGCCGAGATGACTCCCGAGGAGATCGCGGAGTATAATCGCGGCTACGACGAGAACGAAAAATCTGGTGGAAAAAAGGAGTACTGACATGAGCAAAGTAAGCACAGACATCCGGCGCACGTCCTACGACCCTGATACGGCAAACCCCGACGGCTACGTCGGCACCCTGGACGACGCGCTGGCGCAGATACGCGCCCAGGAAGACATCGACCAGTCCATCACGGCACGCGGCGCGCTGCTGGACTACCTTGGGCTGGACCGCGCCTCGTGGCAGCTGAGCGGGGTACAGCAGCCCAGTGACCCGTACCGGGACTACGGGTTCTGGGAGGACTGGGTAGAGGACGACAGCGTCGAGTACCGCGACCCGCCGCCCCCGGTTAGCCTGCATGACCAGGGCATCGGATCCCGCCTGGACGCCCTGAACGATCAGCAGATGGAGGTCTACTGGGCAGCCCGTGTCCGCGTCGGTGTCCGCGAGGCACTGGCGTACGCCGAAGCCTATCCATACCCGGCGGTGCGGCAATGAACGGCCTGATGCTATTCGCGATGGGCGTGGCAATTTTGGTTGCCGCCATTGTGGCTGCCGAGTTCCTGGAGGAGCTGGAAAGCGGGGAACGCTTCCGGCTGTTCCAATGATCTGGGGCATGCTCTGGGGGATGTGGGGCATGTTCACCGTGCTGGTGATCCTGGATGAGATGGACAAGTACCGGGCGATCTCGCGCCAGATGGACAGGGAACGGCGATGACCTGGGTGCTGCTGTTCTGGATCCAGGTGCTGCAGCCGGATGGCCGCACGCATACCGTGATCGACCGGCTGCATGGATACAGCCAGTCCCGGTGCCAGGAGGACGCCCGCGCCATGGTGACCGGCCCGCGTTCAGTGATGAAGGCGATCTGCCAACCGGAGAAGACATGAACATCGAAGACAGCAAGCTGCGGGCACTCAAGATCATCGCCCTGGCCTCTGCCGTGGCTGAGCTGCACAAGCTGGACATGGATGGATTGTCGCTGATCGAGCGCGAGATGGTGAGCCTGTCGGCCCGGTCACTGGCCGAGGTCGAGGCGAAGCTGAACCCCAGGCTGGAGGACGACGCGCGGCTGCTGCAGGAGCGGATCAAGAGCCTGTACCTGAGCCGGGTGCTTGGGGGCGTGTGATATAATAGGCACACAAGGATAGCCCACGTCGGGCAGCCCAGGTGACAACGTGACAGCCAATAGATCCCTTCTGACGCGCCTACTGCGGGCGATTCTACCCAAGCAAACAATCGAGCAACTGGCTGAAGGCAGCCAGCTGTTCAGTACTTTTGAGGTCAGCTTGAGGCAGTCAGGGAAGACAATCCTGCAACTACAATCCGAGATAGACCGGCTCGCGCATGAGGGCGTGCAACTGAGGCGCAACGAGGCCAGCGCCGGGTTCCTTGCGAACGAGCTACAGTCACAGGTGATGGTGCAGCGGGCGATGCTGAAGGATTACGGTAAGGTCACAGAGGCATTGGTGAAAGCAGATGTCACAACCAGAAATCGACCCGGCGAAGCTGTTCCAGCAGGCACCGGCAGTACTGAACCAGCTGGCCCGTATATCGCAGATGGTGCTTGCGGCCTGGAAGGATGCACCTGTGGAGCTAAGATTAGCCGCCGGGGACGCAGTGGCACTGATCGCAAGGCTGGCAAAGGTCGAAGTGCGGCCCGATGAGTGCGTCGTCGTCCTCGAACACCAGCGCAAAGTGCCAGGGCGTGCGCCTGACCGGCAGAAGCCGGGGAGAGCCTTGCAGAAACAAACCCCAGACACAATTCCGGGGAAAGCCAGTGTGCGCAAGCCACTACCTGATGATGTCCAGGGATCCACACCGCTTTCGCGAAGCCCAAGCAGCATACGGGCGAAGACTGGTCCGGGCGCAGCACGTAAGCCCTCAGCTGGACGCATTCCCTGATGTCTGAGGACATCGACATTGATGACCAGGTAGACACGGAGCAGCTGCGGCGCTTCGAGCGTTTCGTTGCCTTAGGTGGCGGCGTGCCGCTGCAGCAGGAGCTGCGGAACCTGCGGAAGATCGAGGAGGGCGTAGTCCCGCACCTCGCGGACAACGTCACCCCGAAGCACCGGACGTTTGTGGCCGACCTAGCAGCCTCAGGGGTCAGCCACGACGCCATCGCGAAGATGCTTGGGATCACGCGCCAGTACCTGGAGAAGCTCTTCGACTACGAGCTGAACACGGCCTTCGAGTTCTCCAAGGCGAACCTGGGTCGGACGCTGTTCCTGCGCGGTCTCGCGGGAGACACGCAGGCGGCGACCAACTGGCTGAGATACCACAACCGCTCCGACTGGGGCAGCAAGACACAGTTCACCGGCAAGGACGCGGGGCCGATTGACGTTGACGTGAACCACAAGGGCAAGAGCCTGGATGAGGCGAAGCAGTGGCTTGGCCAGATCGTTTCGGCAATGATGCTCGACAAGGATCTAGCCAACAAAGAACCACCCAAGCGGCCTCCGGTACCGGGCGCCAAACTCAAGGCGCCGAAGCCCGCGAAGGTGAAGTCAACGATCAAGAAACCGAGGCAAGACGATGAAACAGAAGAGTGACCACCCCTGGCGCACCAGGAGCTACTTCGAGCGGATGCAGAGGCAAGAGGCGGCGTACTTTACGGACATTTCCCTGATCAACCCACCGGATCAGGTGGAACTTCTTCAGCAGTTCCCTGTCATAGCCAGAGAGTACCAACAGGGGGAGCACGCATGAGCAAGTTCAAGGTCGGGGACCGATTCGCGTACAACAACGAGTTGCGCCACGAGGGCAAGATCCTCAAGGTCAACCATCTGGCTGGGACCGTCGAAGTGTCGTACTACGATGAGAAGGGAAATCTTCGTGATCACACGCACATCCTGGCCGAGAGCAAGCTGATCAACCTCACGAATCCACCGCAGTCCAATGGATACCTTACTTATACCTACCGGTGGCAGCTTCCAGCATCCACGCCTGAGCAAGTTCTCGGTACGCCGAAACCAGACAAGCGCACGGAGCAGCTGCTGAACGAGCTGTACCACGACCGCGCTCGGCTGGAGAAGATCGTCGCCAATGCCGTGGAGGTAGTGCGCGGAATCAAGGAGTACGCGGAGGAGATCGAGCACGGCGCGGCAACGACAGAGGGCGCTGCCTACGTCGCTGGCCAGATCGACCAGTTCCTGGAGCAGCATGGCTGACGGGGGACTCAAGATGCAGTCCAACGGTGATCTGGTCTGGTACAAGCCAGACGAGGACGGGCCGGTGTTCCGAATCGCGGCAGACGGCGCCCTGACGGTACACAAGATGGGCACCGACCTGAACGACATGGCTAGGCTGTTCTGGGAGGCCGTACACTTCCATGGCATGAGCTACACCCAGAAGCTGCACCAGGCTGAGCAGATGATTCTAGCGCTGTACAACGACCCATGCCGCCAGGTGGTCATGGAGGGCGAGTACGAGGTATTCAAGCACCTCAAGGACAAGAAGGCCGGTGTGCCTATGAACACGGTCAGGACTGTCCTCGGGGCCGTCAAGGAAATTTGCGGGAAACAGGAGAACTAGGGTGAGCGCACTAGACCGTACCAATAAAGCCAGAAGCCTGCTAGAGGAAGCCTACAATGAGCTTGGTGATGCCCTAAGGGAAATCACTGCCCAGCTGGACGCTAAAGACAAGCGCATCGCTGAGCTGGAGAAGGAACTGGCAGAGACGTACTCTAAGGTAATATCGCAGGACATCGCGAAGTCTCGCGAAGAGACCTTCGAGAAGTACGCCGCGCAGGTGCTGAACAGCCAACCTCAGACCAGGCTCGGATTCAAGGTCGGCGACCGGGTGCGGATGACCTCCCCAGAGGCACAAGGCAGTCCCTACGCAACTGGCGTAGTGGTCAGCCTACTTGGCTCGGAAGACAATCCAGGGCGCCCCGAGATCCAGGTCATCTGGGACTGCGGCATGTTCAGCAGTCCCCCCGGCCAGAGCTGGTGGGCTGACGACCTGGAGGTAGTCCCGGCAGAGACACCCAAGACCAAGGGCGGATTCGCGGTAGGGGACCGGATCCAGCACAAGCAGTACGGGCATCTGAGTAAAAACTGGCACGGTAAGGTGATCAGCTTGCGACCCCCTAAGGGTTTCTCGGATGCGGACCTCATTGTCCAATGGGACGAGGGCGTAGGCAGTGATAAGGAAGGTTTCCCGGCGCACACTGACCAAATCGAGCACGAAAACCCCAAGCATAACAAGGCTGTGCAAGATTCTGCCGTTGCTTCTGCCGACTGCAGGCACTGGAGCAAGCTGTGAAGCTCCTCGGCCTGATTGGCCCGGTAGCCTACAGGCTCCAGTAGTGGTCTACGCGGTGCCCACCAACGCCAAGGAGTACGTGATCCGCAAGCTGTGCCCGGTGGAGCACGTGATCTACGCGGAGAATGACCGGGACGCGGAACTAAAGGCCCGCGCTATGCTCGAAAAGGACGAGGTGCTGGTGGGCGTGCTCTCCAGGATCAAGTTCGAGTATGGCCAGGTCAACGGGAGTACGTGGAAGTGAGCAAAGACCACCCACAGCCTGACAGAGAGGTGAAGCCATGAAAATATTCCAGACGGTCGTCTGTTTGTTGGTCGTGGCGTGGCTGGCCTTGTTGGCTTTTCTCGTACACGGACCAGAACAACAAGACACCAAGCGCTGCGCCGAGGCGCTCGTCACCGTCGGCATCGGCGCCGAGTGCGCCTCGACCGTCGGGTGCGTGTTCACGATGACCGACCTTGAGCGGCTGCGCGACGCGCAGGCCAACAAGCAGAACTACTGCCCCCAGCTCGGTCCTGGGCAAGAGGCGGCGAACCAATGACTGTCCGCAAGTTCCTGTGGGGAACAATCGCGGTTAGCTGGGGTCTGGCGATCCTGGAACTATTCGGCTGCGCCACGGTCGGATCTGTACCGGAGACGCACACGCAGTGCGTTGGTGGGTACGCAACGACGCCCACGGGCGACAAGTTCTACGCGGATTGCAAGTGAAACCGTTCTACTGGACGCCCACGGGCGACACGGACATCAAGGACCAGCCTGAGCCTGGTGACGACCTGCCGCCCTGCGCATGGCAAGGGCACTGCGACTGCTACCACCAAGACGGGGAGCCTTGCTGCGACTGCGGCGAGGTGCCTGGGGACTACTACGAGGAGTAATGATGGCTACTGCAAAGACGATTCACATCCCGCCGAAGCCGGTCAAGACGGAGGTGTTCATTGAGTTGCGGCTCACTGCGGACGAGGCTCAGGCCCTTGCTGACCTGTTAATGCACGTCGGCGGGTCTCCCACTGCTTCGCGCCGTGGGCTGCTCGAAAGTATTCAATCCGCCCTGTATTACGAGGGTGTTCGCGGGCGCAGCACGCTTGAGATTGACGACATCGAGCCAGGCAAAGGCGTGTACTTCAAGGAACGCAAATGACCACCATACTCGAAAGCCTGAAGAACGACATCGTACGCCTGGAGGCCCAGGTGGGCGTCAAGACCACGCCCAAGGACGTCGGCACTGACTGGAAGGCTATCGCCATCGAGGCCACAGACATCCTGGCAGACATCGTGCCCGCCTACTACGACACCAGGGCCGGTGTGACCGAGGTTTACGAGCGCGCGAAGGATGTGATCGCCAAGGTCAAGGCTGCCCAGTAACCCGAATGAGCTACGCGACACAACAATGCAGTGGAAGCTGACGCCTTCCTTGAGCTGGGCCTGCGCCAAGGGTTTCGCCGTGATCAAACTCGGCGGGCAATGTCTCATCTGGATGACCACTCCGTTATGGTGCTCGCGTCTGCGGCTGGATGGGTGGACTACCGCCACGAGTTCCAGGTCGTTCCAGACGGGGACTGGGAAGTCTGGCTGGCTATGGCTGGGCGAGGAAGCGGCAAGACTCGCCTTGGCGCGGAGTGGACATTCATCAACGCAGCCCTTGACGAGCCAGGTAACCGCTCCCTGGTGGCGGCGCCGACGAAGGGAGATCTACGCAAGACCTGCTTCCTAGGCGATTCGGGGCTGCTGAATGTCATACCGTCGCCACTCATCAGGAAGTTCAACAAGACCCCGGACCCTGAGATCACGCTCTACAACGGGGCGATTATCGGTGGCATTGCTGCGGAGAACCCTGAACGCTTCCGTGGTCCAAACTGGCATCGGGGCTGGGCAGACGAGCTGGCGGCGTGGGGAGAGAATGGACGCTGTGACCCGGAGTATGCCTGGGACAACATGTCCTTCAGCGTGCGCCTGGGTTCGAGTCTCATCCTTGCGACGACTACTCCGCGCAATCGACCACACGTCAAGAAAATCATCGCAGACAAGGGCACGGTCGTCACCAGCGCGACAACCCACGTCAACCTCGCCAACCTCAGCCAAAAGTTCGCGAACCGCATCCTCAAGTACGACGGCACCAAGATCGGCAGGCAGGAGATCTACGGGGAGCTGATCGACAGCGAGGAGGGCGGGATCATCAGCCGCAGCTGGCTCAAGAAGTGGCCAGCCGGGACGCAGTTCCCAGAGTTCGAGTTCATCGTCATGTCCCTGGACACTGCGTACGGTGACGAGGCCTGGGACAAGAAGAATCAAGAGACCGACCCCTCGGCCTGCAGCGTCTGGGGATGCTTCAGGCACCCGAAGACCAAGAAGCCGGGGATCCTGCTGCTGGACTGCTGGGCAGAGTACCTGGGGCTTCCTGAGCTGGTGGAGCGCGTAGCCAAGGAGCAGGACTTCAAGTACGGGGCGCAGGCGCACCAGAGGCCCATGATACCAACGCCCCCGGTTCCTCGGTGGGTGGACAAGAAGCGCAAGCCCGACGCCCCCGGTAAGTCCGTGGACGTGATCCTGATCGAGGAGAAGGCCAGCGGCAAGAGCCTGCGGCAGTACCTCGCGAAGTCCGACATACCGACCTACGGATACAACCCGGGGAACGCCAGCAAGCGTGACCGGACGCACCTGGTCAGCCCCATAGCCAAGGATGGTATAATCTGGGTACCCGAGTCCACTCACCGCCCAGGTAGGTTCATGTCCTGGGCTGAGCCGCTGGTAGAGCAGGTATGCAGCTACTCCGGTGAAGGCTCGGTGGTCCACGACGACTTGCTTGATACCGCCACCCAGGCATGGCGGTTCATTGACTGGAACTGGCTGCACCACATCAAAGAAGCCAAGTCCGGTCACTTCAAGGCCCCGGCCCCGGACATGGTGGCACGGCAGAAGCAGAAGCGCATCCAGGCCCGAACCATCCACAACCCGTACGCCGGAGACTCCCAATGAAGTACCTCGCAGTCCTTTGCATACTGATCGGCATCTATGGCGGGACGCTGCTGGGACGCTGGGAGGAGCGCAAGGAAGAGGCAGCCGCCGTGCCGCAGGTGATCAGCTCCCTGTCGGTCTTTGGGTGCAGCGCGTACGAGGGGACGGTATTCATCCTCAAGGACGGCAGCCAAGTGGCCTTCGACCCGACCGAGAAGTCGGTCTCGGAATTGGCCCCAGCCATCGAGGCCCTGGCCGAGAAGGACCACGCCGGGGTGATCCACACACCATGCGCAGCCGACGACCCGGATGTGCCTCACCAGAACAAAACCGCGAGCTTATAAGTGCCGACTGAATCACAAATTCTTCAAAGCCTTGACGTCGATGATCCCGAAGAGGATCCGCGTACTGACGTAGCCACGGACGCAATTGAAGAGGAAGAGGGCAAGCTCCCGGATGACCACCAGACCGAGGAGCTGGATGACGGAGGCGCGGTCATACGGTTCCACGACGAGAAGGAGGTCCAGAAGGCAAAGGATTTCTACGTCAACCTGGCGGAAGATCTCCCGGAAGACGTCCTCAACTCAATTGCTGTGGAGCTGATGGACCTGTACGACCAGGACGTTGAGGACCGCGCCCTAAGGGATAAGCAGCAGGACATGGCCCTGGAGCAGACCGGATTTACCGGCAAGGCGTCCAAGGGGGCTGAGTTCGACGGTGCATCCAGCGCGACCTACCCGCTCATCGCCGAGGTGGCGATTGACTTCAGCGCGAGAGCGATCAAGGAGCTGTGGCCAGCCGGTGGACCCGCCAAGAGCGAGATCATCGGCACGCCTGACGACCGGAAGGAGGCCAAGGCCGACCGGAAGGTCAAGTTCCTGAACTGGCAGCTCCGCAAGCAGATGCCGAACACGCGGAACGAGCTGGAGAAGATCCTGACCCAGGTGCCGATGGGTGGTGTGCAGTACTCTAAGCTGTACTGGGACACCAACAAGCGTAAGCCGGTACATGAGCCGGTATGGGTGGACGAGATCGTCCTCCCTGAGAGCGCCACCAGCTTCTACGGCAGCCCGCGTAAGGCACACCGGCAGAAGGTTGACCAGTACCTGTACGACTACCGGGTACGGAACGGTGTCTACCGCGACCTGACTACCACCAAGATCGTCACAGCCCCGGACCAGACCAAGAGCGAGCAAACGAGTGCCAAGATCGAGGGCAAGCAACAGAACGCGCAGAACATGGACGGCGTCAGGCTGATAGTTGAGTTCGACGTACAGCTGACCCTGCCAGACGAGAAGCGCGGCATTACGGATCCCCAGGACACCGACCTGGGTCCAGCGCCGTACCTGGTATCCATCGACGCAGAGACCCAGAAAGTCCTGTCGGTGTACCGCAACTGGGACGAGAACGACGAGCATGAAGAGAGTCTGGTCCATATCATTGAGTGGCCATTCCTGCCTTGGCGCGGGGCTATGGCCATTGGAGTTCCTCAAGTACTTGGTGGCCTTGCCATCGCCACCACCGGATCACTACGGTCACTGCTCGATAGCGCTCTCATCAACAACTTCCCTGGTGGAATGCGCCTCAAGTCCGGTCCAATGGGTGGGCAGTCTGTCAATGTCCAGGGAGAGCAGACCAACGAGGTAGAGGGCGGCATCATGGCGGACGACATCCGCAAGGTGTTCATGCCCGTCCCGCTGAACCCCACCAGCCAGGTGCTGATGAGCCTGCTGGAGTTCCTGGTACAGGCCGGGAAGGACGTCGTCAAGACCACCCTGGACGAAGCCAACGACAACACCAACGTCCCGGTGGGGACGATCATGGCCCGGATCGAGCAGCAGATGGTGGTCTTCTCCGCGATCCACAGCCGACTGCATGATGCGATGGGCAAGTTCCTGATGGTTCTGCACCGTCTGGACGCGACCTACCTGGAGGACGAGGATGTACTCGCAGCAACCGGCGAGCAGATGTGCTTCAAGGCGGACTTTGACGCTCCTGATGACGTGGTTCCTGTCTCAGACCCAGAGATCTTCTGCGAGCTGCAGCGCGTCGAGCAAGCAAACGCACTCATACAGCGCGCCACAGCCAGGCCCGACATCTACGACGTCAGGAAGGTCGAGGAACGCTACCTGAAGGTGATGAAGATCCCCAACGGGGAGCAGTACCTGCAGGACAAGCCAGAGCCGAAGCCCATGAACGCCGTGAACGAGAACGTCGCCTGCGCCCTCGGGCGTCCGGTCGTTGCGTTCCCTGACCAGGACCACCTGGCGCACATCCAGACGCACCTGAACTTCATCCAGGATCCGATGTTTGGCCAGAACCCGATCATGGCGCCACAGGCCATAGGCGGGCTGCTGAACAACATCAAGGAGCACATGCTGTTCTGGTACGCCAACGAGCTGGCCAAGATGGCTGAGACGGCTTACGGCAAGGGCGCGGAAGGCTTCGCGGAGCTGATGACGATCAAGGACAGCACCGTCACGTCCGCACTCGACGGGCTGCTGGCGGCTGCAAGCAACAACATCCACCAGCACACGCCCCAGATCTTTGGGAAGCTCCCGACGATCATCCAGCAGGCGCAGCAGACGCTGCAGAAGTTCAGCCCGCCGCAGCCGATGGATCCCAGCGTCGTCGCCTCCCAGAAGGTCCAGGCCGACACCCAGATCGCGAACCAGAAGCTGCAGCTGGAGCAGCAGGAGCTGGCCCAGGAGGCGGCGCTGCACCAGGGCGACAACCAGCAAAAGAACGCCCAGTTCGCGGCACAGCTGCAGACGGACGCCAAGACAGACGAGGTCGATCAGCAAACGAAGGGTGCCATCGCTCTCGCCAACAACGAGACCACACGCGCAGTGGCTCAGGGAACCAACCAGACCAAGGTCCAGGTCACCAACATGGACAACGAAACCGCGCTCCAGATCGTCGGAGCGAAGCTGCAGGAGGCCGCGCAGGCTCCCCAGGCCCACCCAGGGATCAACGTCACCGACGGCAAGGGTGTCGGCGAGGGTGGCGTGCCGAAGGCTTGACGCGGGTGTTACAATAGTGCATCTACCAACAACTGTCTCACGGGAAACTCATGGGCATCTCTGACAAAGAAAACAACACCAAGGGCGAGAAGAAGAACACCACCGACAGCAAGCTCATTGGCCCGCGCCAGGAGTACCGTCGGACGGGCGTCGCGCCGGATGACTCGGACGCGATGACTCACGACAAATCGGGAGAAGGCAAGCCCACGACCCCCTACAGGTGGTAAAAGCGATGAGCAACCCGAAACAATTCAGCTGGGTCATCCCGACCACCAACACCGACGGGACGCCGATTGCGGCGGGCGAGATCACCGGCTTCGTCATCGGCATCCGCCCATCGGCGGGTGTTGCAGGGACGTACACGCAGACGGTTACGGTCCCCAGCCCGACGGCTACGACTTACCCGGTGTCGAGCGTCACGCTCGCCGCTGGCAGCTACGCAGCCGCCGTGCAAGTGATCGGCCCGAACGACTCCGCATGGTCAGCGGAGTCCACGTTCACGATCACGGAGACGCCGAACGCACCGACGGGTTTTACGGTCGCCTGATAGCCTGGCTCAAGAGGCTCTTGGGCGTCATCGAGGGGTGGCTATGAACGTAGACAGCCAGAAGGTGTCTCAGGTGCTTGCTCGGAAGATCCAGCAAGCAACTATCGAGGGCGCATCCCACAGCATCGTAGGTAACGACCAGTCCGTTGCGTACGAGGCCGGTAGGCGATTCGGGTACGTGCAAGGGATGCAGTTCGCGCAGAAGGTCATCGAGACCGAGTTCAGCCGCAAGGAACTGGAAGACGACGACACGTTATAGGTTGTTTAGGCAGTTTATCCCCTTAGGGAATAAACTGCCTAAAGGGTAATACTCTGAATGTATGCCGCGTATGGCATACGCATACAGCATATGAACAAACACGATCTGCTACTTGGTAGGCTTACTCGCGAAGAGCTGAAGGCGCTGCACGCGCTCGTAGTCAAGGCACGCCGAGAGGCTGGCAGGTACAGCATTGGTACCCGCGCAGCAAAATCAGAAACGCCTCAAGCCACGGCATAATTTCAGCACATCAAAGGAAAGATATGGCAGCCATTTCAGCTCTCAAGGTCAAGCGCATTCTCTCTCAGACGCTCGAAGAGGCTTTCCCGGATGTCGATCCGCAGACGATCCCATTCGGCAGCCAGGTGCTGGTGCAGATCAAATCTGCTGCCACCCGAACCGAGTCCGGCTTGCATCTGACGGGTGACACGGTGGAGACCGAGGCCGACAACACGCGCGTCGCGAAGGTCATCGCGCTCGGGCCGGGTGCCTTCAGGAACCGTGAGACGCTGCAGGTCTGGCCTGAGGGTGAGTGGGTCAAGCCGGGTGACTACGTCCGCATCCCGCTCTATGGCGGGGACCGTTGGCGGGTGCTGATGGGCGAGCGTACCTGGAAGGACATCAACGGTGACTTGAAGAGCGAGAAGATCTTCAGCCAGTTCGCCCTGATCGAGGACTTGAACCTCAAGGGCAAGATCACAGGCGACCCGCTCGCGCAGCTGGCCTGGATCGGGTAACAGTTTCTGGGTCTCAGCAGACCGTGCCCAGGCCGGGACTGCCTGTTGAATCACCCACCATTTTCTAGGAGTATCGTGTAAATGTGCGTCGTATCGTACGTCGGTGACATTGGTCGCCAAATGTGGCCTGACCCGCCGCCGAACCCATTCCATCCCTACGCCAACCAGTTCCAGGTCCAGCTGATACCAGCGCAGTACAACGGTCCAACGAAGGAGCAGTTCGAGGAGTTCCTGAAGCTGCTGCGGGCCGCGAAGAGCTTCGACACGCTCGTCGGCCTCAAGGACTGCGAGTCTTCCGAGAAAATCGAATGGATCAAGGCCATTGCCCTGTACCTGGGCGTTGACGTGAAGGACATCGTGTCGTGACCGAAGACAAGCCGAATCGCACCGCCAGCAAGTGGGGCGACAAGTCCCGCGAAGCCAAACGCCGCGACCTGGACGACGCATCCGCGCACAAGGCAGGGTACCCCAGCAACCTCCGCGAGGAGAGCGGATGGCACAAGGGCGCAAGGGTGACGAAGCGTGCTTAGGCTATACTACTGTCCTAATCCTCAGTTCTACGTATTCACCAAATCAGGGGTAAAACTCATGGCAGATCCAGTAACCGCAGTGAAGACCGACGTCGCGAAGGCCACGTCGTTCGTTGAAAAGCAAGCCGCCTGGGTGGTTGCGAACCCGAAGAAGGCCCTGCTCGCATCCGTCGCCTACACCGTCGCCGTGGCGATTGTGGCGCACGTCCTGTAGTACAATAGGGATGTCTGGCGAAAGACCGAAGTACGGTGTCTAGTAGCCCTCGCAGATCACGGTTCGTCTAGTCAAGGATTCCCCCGGGGGAGACGTGGCGCTGAAAACCCACACCGTGATCGCACTTTGATTGCCGCTCCACGCGGGCGGCTCCATTTCTGGGTGTAAGTCAATAGTAGACGACCTGGCTTGGAACCAGGAGGTAGTCGGAGCGTAACCGGCCACCTAGACCAATTCTGCGGGATAGTTCAGTTAGCAGAACAAGCGGCTCATACCCGCTACGTCGTTGGTGCAACTCCAGCTCCCGCATCCATACCCATAACCCACGTCGTGTGAACTACGAGCTGGGCACTACGGTCGAGTACGGTCGTCTCGACAAAACGACCAACTCCAACGCTGCCCAATTCTGGGCGCCAATGCTGGCCAGCGGGCCGGTCAACAGCAGAAGGTAGATCACAGTGGGAACACTACGCGACGAAGACGACGACCAGGAATCGACGGAGCAACACGTCGAGGTCGAGCAAGAGCAGCCCGAGGCCGAAGACACCAACGTCATCGAGGAAGGTGGCGAACAGGACCAGGAAGACCAGCGCATCGCCGCCGAACAGGACGACGACGCCGGGTCCGAAGAGGAAGAGGAGGGCGAGCAGCACACCCGCAGGCGCGAGACCGCCCGCCAGCGACGTGAGCGTGCCAGACGCGCCAAGCAGCAGGACAAGGAAGAGCTGCAGATCCTACGCGCCACGACGGCGAAGCAGGACCAGCGCCTCAACCAGATGGAACGGGCATTAATTGAAACCCGAGTTGCAGATTTTGAGAATCGATTGGCGACGGCTCAGTCGTACGTCAACCAGTGGAACGAGGTGGATATCAAGGCCACCAAGGCTGGCAACGTCCAGGACGCAGTCACCGCACGCCAGTACCGTGAGCAGGCCGCAAAAGAGGCCGCGCAGTACGCCCAGCACGTGCAGCAGCTCAGGAGCGCACTGCAAGGAAGTGGGCAGCAGCAGGCACCCCAGCCGCCGCCGTTTGCGCCGATGGCGATGAACTTCCTGAAGGACAAGCCCTGGTACAATCCGAAGCAGGGAGACGAAGATTCGCTGATCGTAGAGGCCCTGGACAAGGCGCTTCAGAAGACGATGGATCCGAACGACCCGCGCTACTGGAACGAGCTGGACCGCAGAGTCCGCAAACGACTGCCGCACAAGTTCCGGCAGACCAGCAGCCAAGAATCATACGAGGACTACGACGTGGCAGACGACGACTCTCAAGAAGAGGCGCCGCGCACGCGCCAGACCTCGCAGCGTAGGGGACCACCTACAGGCGGCTCCAGTCGCACGACCTCCACGGGCGGAAAGGTAACCGAGATCCGGCTACCGGCCCAGATGGTCGAAGCGATGAAGGAAGCCGGTCAGTGGGATGACCCCAAGAAGCGCGCCAGCGTAGCCAAACGCTACCTCGCTGGACTCAAACAAAGCCGTGGCTAACCTCTAGGAGTCAGCCCAGATGCAAGACGAACGACTGAATAACGCCCCGGAGACATCTTCGCGGGCATCGAAGCAGACCGTAAACCGACGTTCCTCGCGGGCAGCCCAGAACCGGGCAGTCAAGGGAAACCGGAACCAAACGGACGCTATCAGGACGGAACTGTTTCGACAGATGCACGCGCAAGCCGCACTGCCGAACCTCCCTCCGATCCCCGGCTACCATGTGTGTTGGCTCACGAGCACGAACACCAAGGACTCGCTGGCAATGCGGATGCGACTGGGCTACGAACCCATCAAACCCGAGGAGCTGGTTGGCTTTGGAGAGTTCGCGGTCGGACAGGGCGGCACAGTCAATGGTCTGGTGCATGTGAACGAGATGGTGGCCTTCAAGCTGCCGCTCCACATCTACCAGGAGTACATGCAGTACGCGCACCACGACGCACCTGCTGAGCAGGATTCAATGCTGACCAGCCAGGCCAGCGAGATCGCTCAGAAGCTACGTAATCGCGGCATGAACCCAGACATCGGGGAAGGTATCGACGAAGATGGTTTGGTTTCCAAGATGGCATCCATCGAGGCCCCGGATTTCACGGCGAACGAGCCACAGTAGCTCAGATCCCTCTCCGGTTCCTTGATGGGTAACAAGTAACAAGAACACCCACAGGAACAAAAAATGTCCCTCACAGCACTCCCAAGTGGTTTGGTGCCTGCGTATCACCCGTCCGGGTTGATCCGTAGCGTCCGCCACCAGGGCGTCCTCCTCCCCGGCACGAACGTCAATATCTTCAAGGGACAACCTGTCTACTTGGCGATTGGTACGGGCGCGGCGGTCAATGGCGTGACGATCCCTGCCGGTCAGGTCTACCTGGCCCCCGTTACCGCGACCAACCAGAAGATTTATGGTGTCTTCGCTGGCTGCGAGTACTACGACGCCCTCAACACCCCGCAAGAGAGCAACTTCTGGCCAGCGAGCCAGGTGACTTTCGCGGGTACGGTCATTTCCGCCTTCATCTGGACCGATCCACTGATCGAGTACACGATCCAGTCGGACGGCACCGCGTCCGGTGTCACTACGACGCTCGGCGACGGCTACGCGCGCTTCGATGGCCGCGAGGCAAACCTCTCGAACTTCGGCGCGGGCAATGCCACCGTCGGTCTCTCTCAGTGTACGCTGGGTCTCAGCACCCTGGTCGCAACCGGCACCCAAGGCCAGCTGCAGATCACGACGCTCGACCCCACCATACTCAACCAAACCCCTGGCGACACGTATCTTCAGTTTCAGGTTCGCATTGCGAATCCTCAGACTGCGGCTCCGTTCGTTTCAGTCTAAAGGAGCACGCTAAATGGCTGCCCCAATGCGAAGTACAGATTTCCGCAACATCGTGGAACCCATCCTGAACGAAGAGTTCGATGGTGTCTACGAGCAGCGTGCGGACGAGTGGAACCAGGTCTTCAAGCAGATCACCGGTATCCCACGTTCCTACCATGAAGAGCCAGTGCTTTTCGGCTTCAGTGCCGCGCCGCTGCTCCCTGACGGTCAGCCGGTCACGTACCAGGCTGGTGGTCAGCTCTTCGTCTACCGGTACTTCTACCAGGTCTACGGTCTCGCGTTCGCGCTGACCAAGGTCCTCGTGGAAGACGGCGACCACATCCGGATCGGTGCCACGTACGCCCGCCATCTTGCCCAGTCCCTGGTCGAGACCAAGGAAACGCTCTGCGCCAACGTGATCAACCGCTCCTTCAACGCTGCCTTCGTCGGCGGCGACGGCGTGAGCCTGATCTCGACGGCCCACCCGATCCAGAACGCAGGTACGTTCTCCAACCAGCTCGCGACTGCGGCTGCACTGTCTCAGACCTCGGTCGAGCAGCTGCTGATCCAAATCCGTGGCGCGGTGGACAACAACGGCAAGAAGATCCGCCTGGAGCCGAAGAAGCTCGTCGTTGCCCCCAGCAACGTGTTCCAAGCTGAGGTTATCCTCAAGTCGGTTCTGCGTACGGGTACGACCAACAACGACATCAACCCGATCAAGTCGATGGGTCTGTTGTCGGGCGGTCAGGCCAACCTCTCGCGTCTGACGTCGAACACCGCATGGTGGGTGCAGACGGACGCGCCGGAAGGTCTCAAGCTGGTCAATCGTCGGTCCATGCAGAAATCCATGGAGGGCGATTTTGAAACGGACTCGATTCGGTACAAGGCCACAGAACGCTATGCCGTAGGATTCACGGACCCTCGGGCACTGTTCGGAACTCCTGGGTTGTGAGCCTTTAAAATCAACAACTTACAAAGCTACAAAGCTACAGTAAGAAGGTAGAAAACCACCGAATAACACTTATTGACGGCACAAAGAAACGCGCTATAATGGCGCTAACTGAAACGTCAGGGGTGTTATGCGACAGGTCTATACTCACTGCACAGTAGATGGTTGCGGGTTGCTTCATAAGGCGCGTGGACTGTGCAACACGCACTACGCCCAGTTAAAGCGGGGCGTCAACCCGGGCCAGCCTATTAAGCGTCGCGAGATGCAAAAACCCGACAGCTGCTCTGTTGAGAGCTGCGGTCATCCGGTCAAGTCTAAGGGCTTGTGCCACATGCATTACGCTAGACAGCTGCGTCACGGATACGTTAAGAACCCGGATCGCACCAAACCGTTCAAGGTTTGCTGGTACAATGGTTGTGACGGTCGGGCGATATGCCAGGGCCTGTGCAACCTGCACTACACGCACGCCAAGAGCATCAAAAAGAAATACGGTTTGTCGATGCAGGATTACCTGGCAATGGTGCATTACCAGTGCGGTACCTGTTACATATGCGGCAAACCTGAAACCAAAGTAGACCCGCGTAGTGGCAGGGTCCACATGCTGGCGGTCGATCACTGCCACCACACCGGAAAGGTTCGTGGTCTTTTGTGTGACAAGCACAACAGGGCAATTGGTCTTATGGATGACGACGCGGGGATTTTGAACCGCGCCATCGAGTACATTCAGGGCAACGCTCAACCGTTTGGGTTTTGGCTTGAACAGTATCCCGCCACACAAACGATTCACCGACCCCTGAATTCGGCAGGGTTGTAACCGAGTCCAACCGCGTTCGTCTAAGAGCAGGACGCCCCCACGGGGAAATGTGGTGTGCTCCCACACGCGGGTTTTTAGTTTTTTCTTTAAAACCGTAGCCACGCTACGATAACCACCGTCAGCCCAAACGTGACCCCGGAAGGCACCGACAAAGCACGAGACGGTAAAGGCTATTTACATGCGAACGTCCCTCAACGGTCCCGTCATTCTTTTCGGGAACGACAACCCTCAACAGATTTCTGACACGGACGCTGGTCCGAATATCGACTACCAGGCCAACGCGGTTCTGGACTCCCGCTACGTCTCCCAGGTAACTGCCGCTGGCGAAGGTGCTCAGGGCGGTATTCTGTGCTGGTCCAACCCGGTCGAGATGGAGCTTCTGAGCTACGTCCCGGCTGCGGCCAACGCCGCCAACATCGCTGCCGCTCAAACGCCGACAGTGGGCGGATTCTTCACGCTCGCGACGAGCAGCACCAACGCGGTCTGCGCGAACATCCCGCTGGTCCCTCAAGGTACCGCGATTCAGCCGACGGCGACCACGATCCCTGTCCTGGCTTTGGACTTTGGCTTTGCTCAGGTCACCACGACCACGGCAGCGGCCACGGCGAACATTCTCACGATCACTGGTCCTTCTCCGACCGGTTACACCTCGACCGCCACCTACGGTTCGCGCTTCTTCTACCCGGGTCAGCGCATCCTGGTGGGTGGCGCTGGCAATGCGGCGGGCACGGTCCCGCTGTCTACGGTGGTCCTCGCGACCGACCGTTACGCGGCCCCGGGTTACTCGGTGCAAGCCGCTGGCACGGTGCTGATCGCAAACCCCGCGCTCTTCGCTGGTACCAACCTCCCGGTGGGCACGGCGGATCAAGAGTACGGTGTCGCCGTGAAACCGGTCGTCAAGGCCGGTGCGGCGCGCGTGTACGACCCCGCGCAGATGGGCACCCGTCAGGTGATCGTGACCGCCTCCGGTGCCTCCACGGGCACGGTGACGATTCGCGGCTACGACATCTACGAGCAGCCGATGTCTGAGACCCAGACCATTGTCGGCTCGGGCGTCACGGTCCCGAAGAAGGCCTTCGGGTACATCTCCAGCGTGCAGCTGAACGCTGGTTCGTCGCTGACGGGCACGCTCTCGGTGGGCACGAACAACACGATTGGTTTGCCGATCCGCACGGACGAGTGGGAGTACTGCACCCTATACGTCAACGGCACGTATGTTAGTTCTGCTACCGGATTGACGTTCGCTGACCAGACCCCGGTCGCGACTTCGACCACGGGCGACGTCCGGGGAACGTACACGATGCAGACGGCACCGAACGGCACCACGAACCGTGTTGTGTACTTCTACCAGAAGCCCATCGCCACGGCCAAGGTCAGCACCAACATCGACTTCCGTGGGTACGTCGGCGTGACGAACGCCTAAGGCTGACGCAGAATGAAAATCTGCTCAGGCGGCATCGTAGTAACTGGGGTAGCGAACAGTCCCGCGATCCCGGTAGACACGCGAGTCAACCCGCTCAACCTTTCTGGCTCCATCACGGACGGCGGCGTAAGCACGTATCAGTTGCAGTACACGACCTCGGACGTGTTTGCATCGAACTACGTCTCCGCATCTGACCCGAACTGGACCCAAGTTCCCGCCGGGAACAACGTCCTGCCGACGACCGGCTCGAAGCCCTTCGTCATCACCGGCCTGAACGCGACCGCGATCCGCCTGAGCGTCACCACCGGCCCTGCGACTGTGACCATCAACTCGGTCTTTCAGTCCGACAACACTCTGGGTGCCTAATGGCCGTCAAATACGTCAACGAATTCAGCTTCCCGTCCGACTTCGGCTTCCACAAGAACGGCTCCAGCACGGTCGTGGGCAAGGCGAAGGGCGGGCACATCAAGCCCAGCACCCCGCAGCCCTTCAAGGCTGGTGGGAAACCCACGACCCCGCAAGCCTACCGCAAAGGTGGCGAGGTCCAGGGTCCGCAGTCCAAGTACGCCGGTCACGCCAAGAAGAGCGTCCCCAAGGGCAGCGAGCCAGCGGGCGCGAGCAATCTCTCCTACGGCAAGGCCCCGGTTCACGGCGCCAAGACCACCTCCGAGAAGGGCAGCGGGATGCAGTCCCCGGCCTTCAAGCACGGCGGGAAGATGCACAAGAAGGACGGCGGCAAGATCGCTGTCGCCCACGGCAAGGTGAAGGACGGCGACAAGACCCCCTGGAACAAGGACGACGGCGTCAGCCCAGGTAGCCCGAAGCGCACGCCTCCCGGCCAGGGCATGAAGAACAGCTCGGCTGCCAAGAGCAAATTCGCCACCGACGGCGAGAACACCGAACCCGCGACCCCGCAGACCGGCAACGTGGACCGCATGTCCGAGTTCTCGGACTTCAAGCACGGCGGCAAGGTCAAGCACAAGCACAAGAAGGGCGGCATCATCCAGGCCGACCGGTACGAGACCGGAACGTCCGGTAAAAAGTCCGCCGCCCCCGACAAGAAAGTCAAGGGCGACGGCGAGAAATTCGCCAAGGGCGGCTCAAACGGTCACCGCGCGGGCTGCAAGTGCAGCATGTGCGGCGGCGGTCGGATCGCCAACCTGAAACATTACGCCCACGGCGGCAAGGTCTACACGGACGGCAGCACACAGAAGCCCGGTGGTAACGACAAGGCTGAGAGGCACGCCGGTACCCCCAAGAAGAGCCACGACGGATCGAAGGGCGAAGTCTCCAGCGGCAAGGCTGAGGGCAAGAGCACAGAGAAGGCTCAGGGAACGAAGCGCAAGGACACCCACGAGAAGAAGGTCCAAGCGACTCGCAAGGAGTACCGTGGCGACATGGGGCAGCACGAGGGCAATCCCGAGAGCGCGATCCACCTGGCCGGAGGAGGCCTGAGCCGTGGGACGTCTCCGAAGCAGCGGGCCGCGATCCATGCCAAGTCCAAGCACGCATCACCGTCACTCGCCGGTCCCCTCGCAGCAGCGGCTGCAGAGATGGGCGGAATGGGTGTCCCGCACGCGCCCCCTGGCCCCGGCATGGGTCCGACCCCTCCTGGAATGGCTCCCGGTATGGGTGCCCCTCCTGGCGGCGCAATGGGCGGTATGCGCCCACAGGGTCCGCCGATGGGCCAGCCCGCGATGAGTCACGGCGGCAAGGTGACACATGTGGTGCATCACGTAATCAGGCACTAGGTCGGGAGGCCCAATGGCCACAATCACTTACCCGACCAGTCAGACCTTCGCCAAGACTACCACCTCGACCCGCTCCCTCATAGAGCGCGCCTACGGGGCCTTGCGCATCCGTCCCCAGCAGATCACTGGCGAGATGCTCGGCATCGCTCTCGACCTCCTGCTGCACATCCAGCAACACCTCGTCAACCAGTCGGCGCCTCTGTGGACTCTGCAGAAGGTGCTGTACCCGCTCGTGCAGGGCCAGGCCCAGTATAACCTGGGACCGACGACGGTGGACGTGGCGCAGAATGGGGCCTTCTTCAGGCTCCTGCAGAACATCACCTCCAGCGCGACTCTCACGTACTCCTCAGCCGCGTACGGCATCGCCTTCACCACCCCCACCCAGGTCAGCACCGTCAACGTCAGCTGGCCCTCCGGCAGCACCGGCTTCGGGCTGACGATCCAGTCCAGCCCCGACAACGCTACCTGGACGACGGTCTACACCACCAGCATCTACGACGCCAGCTCAGGGAACGTCTTCCTGGACCTCGCGAACACATCAGCGGCGCAGTACTTCCAGGTCATCCCCACTCCCGTCACTCCAGCGAACACGCTCCCCGTGGGCTTCTCTGTGCAGGTGTATAATACACCCCAGGAGATCCAGATGGCGCGCCTGAACAAGGACGACTACTGGAACCTTCCGAACAAGAGCTTCCAGGGCCGTCCCCTGCAGTGGTGGATGGACCGACAGATCCAGCCAGTGATGAACCTCTGGCCAGTTCCCGACTCAACGTCGGCGCAGAACTGCATGGTCGTCTGGCGTCACCGGTACCTGATGGACGTAGGAACGATGCAGCAGAGCATCGAGTTCCCTCCCCGCTGGTACTTCGCGATCATGTACCAGCTCGCGGCAGAGCTTGCGTTCACTACCCCAGAGTGCGACCCGGCAGTCATCCCGGCTGTGCAGCAGAAGGCTGCGCAGATGCTGAGAGACGCATGGACAGAGGAGCGCGACGCCAGCCCGATCAAGTTCAACGTCGGCATCCGACAGTACACGAGAGGCTGAGATGCCGCTCTTTCTGGACACCAGCGGCAGGGCAACGGTAGGGATCGGGATCTGCGCACGCTGCTCCCAGAAGTTCCCCCTGGAGGAGCTTGCGCCTGACGTGAACTACCCGGGTCTTATGGTGTGCCGGGACGACATGGACGAGATCGACCCGTACCGTCTCCCGCCCAGAGAGACCGAGAGCATCACGCTCATGTACCCCAGGCCCGACGTTCCCCTGCAGACCACCTCGGTCGCACCAGGCAGCGCGGCGTGGCCAGTTTCACAGTTCCCTGACGACGGTCTACAGGCCGCGCAGACCCCCTCAACCGGAAATAGCAGCTAACCCATGCAGACAACTACACTGACCGGCATCCAAGCAATCAGCGGCGTCCCGACGACGATCACGACCCTGTACGCCGCGAGCGCGGCGTCTACGATCTCGCATCTGATGCTGGCGAACAAGTCAGGCGCATCGGTGACGGTCAACGTCACGCTCTACAACGGCACGACGGACTACTACCTGGCGTACCAGTACACCATCGCAGTCGGCGACACGCTGAACGTCCTGGGAGAGAGCGGCAGCAGGCTTGTGCTCGCAGCCGGTTGGTCTATCCGCGTCCTCGCCAGCGCCGGGTCCGCAGTGGACGCAACTTGCAGCGTGACGACGTACACCTAAGATGCGTAACTTCGGTAACGACATCAAAAACTACTACGGGACGCTGTCTATTACAGCGCAAACTGGGCTGACCGCGCTCACGGTGAGTGGCGGCATTGCCAGCGACTTGATCAACAACAGCGGACTAATTGGCTGCGCGGGTTTGCTACAGGTGACTGGCAGCGGTACGACCGGAATCGCATTGAGCGCTGGCACTGAGATCTTCAACAGCGGCAGCGCTGGCACTATCCAAGCCTATAACCGCAGCACATCTGTATACCTGCCGATGAATGTGTCAGGCAGCACGGTGAGCTTGAACGTCAGCGGCACGACCGCGCTGTCAATTGCAGCACCAGGGAACGTGACAATCGTAGCCCCATCAAGCGGCGCGGCGTTGACGCTAGGGCAGTACCTTCAGTTGCCTGCTTACGCAAATTTGCACGGACAGATTCAGATTACTCCTGTCGGTACTGGAGCAGTCGGGCAATCCGCCTTCCAGTACTATAGCGACAACAACCTTTACATTGACGCCCCAACAACCGGCACACCAAGCGGAGGCGCCACATATTTACGCACAGGCACAGGTTCAACTATCCCCGCACTAACACTGGCAGCAAACCAGGGTGCCGTGTTTGGGGCCGCTACCGGCGGCAGTCAGGGCGCTGGCACGGTGAACGCCACTGGCCTGTACGTCAACGGTGTTGCGGTCGGTGTGGGCGTAACCCAGACTACTGGTTCATTTACCGGAACACTCACTGGATGCACAACGTCTCCTACTGCGACTTTTAATTACTGCATAGTAGGCAAAATAGCGTTTTTGTACAACACATCCAGCCTGCAGGGAACGTCCAACACATCTGTATGCACTATTACAGGTATGCCAGCGGCATTAACTCCAGCCGGATCCCCGACAGTCGCAATCCCAGTAGCCAGTAATGGAATACAACTTGCTGGCTGCGCGCTGCCGTCTGGCACAACATTGACCTTAGGTGCGAATTTTGGAGCAGCTGGGTCATTTGCTACTAGCGGATCAAAAGGCATATATGTCGGCACCGTTATTTCCTACCCATTAAATTAATCAACTAAGAGGAGATCACATGAGCAAATTGGTTATTTTGAGCGACGAGTTTCTTGCCCGCATCCACGTCGGCCTGGGAGAGATCCAGGCGAAGTTCGCGGTCCCCGTGATCCAAGAGATCCAGCGCCTTGTGGATCTTGCTGAGCAGGACTACGACAAGTTCAAGGCCGAGGTCGATGCGCACCTTAAGTCCAAGGCCCCACCGGCCAAGGTTCCGGCTCCGGAGCTGCCGTGAGCCTGGACGCATTCAACAAGGCGTTCTCGGAGACCATCGGCCTCGAAGGGAAGTACTCGGACGACGAGAAAGACCCTGGAAACTGGACCGGTGGCAAGGTCGGCGTGGGTCAGCTGAAGGGCACGATGTACGGCATCAGCGCAGCCAGCTACCCGACGCTCGACATCATGTCGCTCGACCCCGAGAAGGCGAAGGCGATCTACCTGAGGGACTTCTGGCAGGCACTGAAGTGCGACCAGTTCGAGAGCGACGCCGTGGCGATTGCGCTCTTCAAGCAGGCCGTGAACGACGGTCAAGAGGGCGCCGTGAAGATCCTGCAGCGCAGCCTCAAGATCTCGCCAGCTGACGGTGTGGTCGGGAACATCACCTTAGGAAACGTCAACAGCCTCCCCCCGAAGGACGTCCTGGAGGCGTTCCTGGGTGAGTGCGCCTGGCAGTACACGCAGGACGAAGGCTTCGCCACTGATGGACGAGGCTGGCTGAACCGGGTCGTGAAGACTGCGGTGGAGGCGCAATGTCCATAGATGCGATGGGCATCGGATCTATCGCCGACCTGTTGAAAGACGGGATCGACAAGATCTGGCCGGATCCAGCGAAGGCAGCAGAGGCCAAGATCGCCATCCTGCAGGCTGAGCAGTCTGGTGCGCTCAAAGACCTGGACGACCAGTTCCAGCTGTCACTGGAGCAGATCAAGGCAGACGCAGCCGGTGAGCAGAAGCCTGGACTTAGCTTCCGGGACGGAGCTGGCTGGGTGTGCGTCTTCGGTCTCGCTTTCTCAATCCTGAAGTCTCCCGTCGAGTGGGGCTTCCAGATTTTTGGACATCCAATAACGCTGCCGGTGGTAGACACCAGCACGACGACGACGATGCTGCTCGCGCTCCTGGGGGTGGGCGGGATGCACCTCTACGAGAACACCAACAACAACGCGACGGTGGTTACCAAGAAATGACAGACCGTGGCATGAACGACGACCAGATCGAGCGCGTATTCGGGGCGCTAGCGCGGATCGAAGAGAAGCAGGACTCCGTTGCTCAGTACATCCAGACCCACGCAGTGGAGCACAAAGAGATCAACGAGGAGATCTCGAAGATCAAGCTCGCGGCTGCGCGACAGAGGGGCTGGATCGCGGGCGTGACTGGCGTAGGCAGCCTGCTGGGTGCAGCCGTCGGGTACGCGATAGACATCTTCAGCAAGGCGCACAAGTAGATGCCGACGAGCATGACGTTCCAGTCCCTGCAGTCTGATCTCCAGAACTACCTGGAGCGCGGGACGGTGCTCGACCCAATCGTCTACGCGCAGCTGCCTGAGCTGATCAACTTCGCTGAGCGCAGGATCTCGAAAGACCTCAAGGTCTTGGGGTTCGTAGTCTCGGCCACGTTCACGATGCAGGCGAACCTCGCCGTGTACGCGAAGCCTGACCGTTGGCGAGAGATCATCAGCATGAACGTCGGCAGCAGCCCAACGGGGACGATTGTTCGTACCGAGATGTACCCCAGGAGCTACGAGTGGGTCAGAACATTCTGGCCAGACGACACTCAGACCAACTTCAGCACCTACGGGGTGCTTGCGCCTCCGAAGTACTACGCGCACTACAATTACCAGAATATCATCGTCGCCCCGACACCGGACCAGGCGTACCCTGCGGAGCTGATGTACTACGAGGAGCCTGCGCTCCTGGATGCGACGAACAACACGAACTACATCACCCAGTACCTGCCCAGCCTGCTGCTCTACTCGGCGCTGCTGGAGTGCAGCCCGTTCATCAAGAACGACGGTCGCATCGCGGTCTGGCAGCAGATGTACGACAAATTCGCAGCTGTCGCAGACGGCGAAAGCAAGAACAACATCCTGGACCGTAACTCGACCAGGCAGGAAACCTAGTGACCACGTACACCAACACATTCGGTGCGAACAGCATCTCCCCTGCCCTGGTCGCGTACAACCCGATCACGCTGACTGCTGCCCCTGGAACAACTGCCAGCTTCACTGGAACGATCAGCGGCACCACCCTGTCCGTCACTGGCGTAACTGGCACAATTGCCGCAGGGCAGACGCTCACCGGGACCGGCGTCACGACGGGTACCACGATTGTCAGCGGCGCCGGGAACACCTGGACGATCAGCCCATCGAACCCGTCACTCGGGCCGGAGGTCATGTCCTCTGCTGGAACAACTCCCCCGGTTGCGCTGGTGTGGCCGCTTGAAACCGCCCCCAACTCCAACCTCTGCACGCCGATCATCGACATCACGGCGGCAACGACCGGATCCTACGGGATCACGCTCCCGCCAGCGAACCAGGTGGGTGCTGGCACGTTCATCATCGTAAACAACCTGAGTTCTTACCCACAGGCTGTGTACAACAACTCTGGTGCGATAATCGTCGCCTCGCAGGCAGCCGGGTCGGTGTTTTTCTACTACCTGCAAAGCAATACCACCGCAGCAGGAACATGGTTCGCGCTGCAGTACGGCTCTGCGGTATCGACCCCCAGCGTCGCAGCCATCGCGGGGTCTGGAATCAAGGCAACGGGCGCCACTCTCAGCCAGGTGATCCAGGTCTCGACGTACACGGCGAACTACTCCTCGGGCAGCACAGACCTGGCGAAGCTCCTGGTGTGGGAGGGCGGGGCCGGGACGATCACGCTGCCCATATCTAGCGCAGTTGGCGCCTCCTGGTACGTCCAGATCAGGAACCAAGGAACCGCCACGCTCGCAGTCGCACCGAACGGCGGATCGACGGACAACATCAACGGCAATGGTGCGAACGTCAGCCTGACGATGAACATAGGCGACTCTGCGTTCTTTGTCACCGACGGATTGGGAAACTGGTACACCATCGGTTTAGGCACCGTGCAGCCGGTGTTCTTCAACTACCAGCAAGTCAGCGTCACAGGCCAGCCCGCGACGATTGTCCTGGGCACCACGGTCGGGTCGCTGAACAAGATCGCGTACAAGTTCACCGGCACACTGAGCCAGAACACCACGGTCCAGCTACCGGCGTACGCGCAGACTTACTGGATCAACAACGCTACCACAGGATCCTTCACGCTGACGTTCCAGGTGACCACGGGTCTCGGGGCTACGGTGACTGTCGCTCAAGGTCTGCAGGTCATCCTGTACTCGGACGGGGCGAACATCATCAACGCAGTCAGCGGCACCGGCCTCGGGAACCCTGTGCTGGTGAACCAGGGCGGAACCGGGGCAACGACCGCCGGGGCGGCACTGACCAACCTGGGTGGTACGTCCATCGGTACCACGGTGTTCACCGCAGCCAGCGCAGCAATCGCGCAGGCCGCAATCGCCTCGCCGTCGGTCGCTGACTCGTACGTCTTCGCCACGGTGCTGTAATGGCCCTGATCCCGCTCATCGGAGCACCAGGTATTCAACGAGACGGCACGTTGCTGGCTTCCCAGGCTTGCACGGACGGCCTCTGGACCAGGTGGCAGCGCGGCCTGCCCAGGAAGATGGGCGGCTACAGGAACACGCAGCCGTACCTTACCGGAGTCTCCAGGCAGATACTGAGTCAGGCGTACAGCGGCAACCGGTACATCTACTCTGGCACCCCGGTGGGGATCGACCAGTTCACGATTGACGTCAGCGGGGTATCAAGTGCTGTCTACAATCCGACGTTTCCGGCGACCATCAACCCGACTACATCGGGGTTGCCAACCGGCGTAGTCAACGGTCAGCCGTACACGCAGACCAACTCCTGGCAGTTCGACGTCCAGTACGACAACATATCGAACCAGAACCTGGTCTTCGCGGTCTGCAACCAGACCCAGCTCGACACCGCGAACCAGGGACAGTTCCCGCTGTACTGCGCCTACGCGTACAACCCGTCGAGCTGGAACTTCGCCAACTCTGCCTTCGCCTGGGCCACCGCCGGTCAGCCGATCACGGGGACCAACGGAACCTACGGCACTCAGTCAGGCTTCATCCAGGTCTCTGGGTACGGAACCGGCAGCGACGGATTCGGCGGAACGAAGCAGGCCCTGTTCCCGAACGGAGTCAGCGGAGTAGTGTCCCTGGCACCGTACCTGATCGTTTACGGCAACGACGGCTTCTTCGCCTGGAGCACCCCAGGGTACCCGACAGACTTCCTTGGGGTCGCGCTTGGGGACTTGTACGTCGGCGCCACCCGAATTACTGCCCAGAAAATTATCCGGGGTTACCCGCTCCGTGGCGGCGGCGGATACAGCCCAGCTGGCATTTTTTTCAGTGTTGACTCCCTCGTACGCGCCACGTTTGTCGGGATTCCCAACGGCACCTGGCAATTTGACCAGCTAACTAACAACATCTCAGTGCTGTCAGACGACGCAATCGTTGAAGACAACGGTGTGTTTTATTGGGCGGGAGTTGACCATTTTTACATGTTCAACGGGACCGTGCAGGAGATCCCGAACAGCCAGAACATCAACTGGTTCTTCGATAACATTAATACCGCGTACGCTGCTAAATCTTTCGCCTTCAAAGTCACGAGATACGGTGAGATCTGGTGGTGCTACCCCAGGGGGAGCGCGACCGAGTGCAGCCACGCCGTGATCTACAACTACCGCGAGAAGTGCTGGTACGACACTCCGCTGCCTGACCTTCGCAGCTCCGGGATCTACGGAGACAACTTCATCGGGACGATCATGGCATCCGCCGTCCCGTACACTTACTACTCGTTGAACAGCTCCGGGGTTCAGACGCAGTACACTGCTTATAACCTGTGGCAGCATGAGCAGGGGACTGACCAGGTCTTCATCAACAATGCCCAGATCGCAGCAGTCGAGAGCTACTTTACGACGGGACCGATCAGCGCACTCACCGGGAACCCACCCGCTGACGTGATGACATCCATAGAGCAACTGAAGCCTGACTTCATCCAGTCTGGGAACCTGTCGGTCAGCGTGCTGAAGCAGAACAACGCGAACGCTCCAGTTGTCGCTGGCTCCACGGGGATCATCCTGGAGCCTACCCCGACGGGGACTAGCACACTCAACCAGGTTGTGCCCCTCAAGGACACTGCCAAGATCTTGAGGATCAAGGTGGACAGCAACGTCATCGGCGGCAACTACCAGGCCGGGAGATCCCTGCTCGTAATCAACCAGGACGGCGAGCGTGACACTTAATGTACCTACCCAACCCGCAGAACATGGAGCTTCACGACTGGTGTGACCAGATGGGTTACATCATCGGCCACTTCAGGAACGTCAACCAACTGAATGGTGACGACTGGCGCACCTGGGGTAAGCAGTTCCTGCTGATGCCCGCGCTGTCTCCTCTGACTCTCCCAGACCCTGACGGGTACGACGACTGGCGTGAATACGGTGCGCGACTCTCGGACGCTATGGGTCCAGCTGACGCCACGCTGGGGAACCAATTCAACGGCAACGCGCTGCTGACGCAGGGCGGATCTCTTCTTGTCACACAGTCAGGGATCGCGATAGCGCAACAGTAATGGCACAGGGTCAAGTAAAAATCAGCGGCCTCCCGGTTCCTTTTGCTCTCCCGTCCGGGTCAGCAATGAACGGCTCCGAGGTTTTCCCTGCGGACCAGGTCGTGAGCGGAGTCCGCAAGACGGTAGGCATGACAGCCGCGCAGATGACGACCTATTTTGGCGGCGGATCTACGTCCTCCGCTGGCAACGTCACGCCAGACACGCACGGCACGATTCCGACGGGTGTCGGGCTTGGGCCGAATGATGAATTTGAATACGGCACTTCGATTGACACGACGGGCGCGCGGTACTCGGGCGCGACGGCGTGGACGTGGGGCAATCAGTCGACTTCAACCGCAGCAGTGGCCGACGGGTCTATGCAGCTTCTGCCCCCCGTGAACGATAGCAACATCCATAGCCTGGAACAGCCGTTGCCCGGTTCTGGAAATTGGACGTACCAAACGAAAATCACACAGGTGAATTTCGGAAACTACAACGCGGTCGGCATGGTACTAAGGCAGTCAAGCACTGGAAGAATGCTCCGATATTGCGCTGTGGCGAATTCTGTCTCGGTGTCCGATTACCAGGTGGACGAATTTACAAATTACACAACGTTCAACTCCACTTTGGTTAACGGAAAACTGAATTTGCCTGTAGCTACCTTAGCGAATTCTAATAGCTTTCCTCCGGTCTATGTGCAGCTATCGACCGATGGCACGAATTATTATTTTAGCGTGTCGCTGTCGGGGTTTCCGGGAACATTTTTTCAGCTAAATTCATTGTCTGTAGGGGGGTGGCTAACGGCCGACAAGATCGGCCTATTTGCGTTGGCGGCAAACATGAACTATTCACCTATCGCGCAATTTGATTGGTTTCGGAGACTTGTGTAATGTCTACACCAGCAAGCCAATTACCGTCCTGGCAGACAGCAACAGGCAGTGGCGCAGCGAATGGGATTACTGAGTCCCAGGCGGCGCAACTAGACCACTTCTACGGGACACTGCCTTCTGGGGTTACGCTAGACCCGTGGACCGGCCTCCCTACCACGATAACCAGCACCCCGCAGCAAATCTCTACCGGAGAGTCTGGTCAGCAGGTTCAGTACACGCCGCAGCAGATACAGCAACTGGCGCAGTACTTCACTCCTGGCGCTTTGTCAGCCGGTGAAACTGCGCAGCAAGAGGCCCCAACCTCTTACCAGATCGACAACGGGCGCGGCGGCAGGCTAAGCGGCAACAGTGGCCCAAATGCGCAGTACGGTGTCAGTCAGACGCAGCGGACAGCCGAGGACAACATGGCGAACTTCGGCGTCAACAGCACCGACCCGAATGCGCCGGAAGAGATTGAAAATTCCGAAGGCAGCGGATGGGATAAGTTCCTGAATACTGCGGTTCCTATTGGGACCGCCGCGCTCCTGACAGCGGGCTTCGCTGGTCCCGCGATTGCCGCAGCAGGCGCCGCTGCGGGGGGTGGAGCAACCGGGGCAGCGGTTGGGGGCGCCCTTACTGGAGCAACCACAGCCGTTGCGCACGACGCACTTACCGGGGCACCGATTACTGCCAAGGGTGTTCTCACCTCTGCGGCTACCGGCGCACTCGGCGGCGGTTTGGTGAATAGTCTGGGCGGTGCCGTAAACGGCGCCACGGGCATCGGCGCGACCGCATCCGACGCACTCGCCGGGGCCGGAATCGGTGCAGCCAGGAGCGCACTGACTGGTGGCAACATTCTTTCCGGCGCGGTCTCTGGTGGCCTGGGCGGGGCGATCCAGGGGTCAGGCATAGCATCCACTGCGACGAATGCGCTCAGCAGCGAGGGGCTACCCAGCCCGCTTGCTTCTGCGATCACGAACGGGGTCATCGGGGCAGGTACGGGGGCGCTGGGGAGCGCACTCAGCGGAGGGAACGCAGCCACCGGGGCAGAGGTGGGGGCTGGCAGCGGGGCCGTGACTGGGGCAGCCAACGCGAGCGGCCTGGGGGCACTCGGGTCGGCTGGTGGTATAATTGCTGGTGGGCTACTGAGCAAGTACCTGGGCAGCGGCTCTTCCGCTGCCGCCCCCACTACTTCCGCAGCAGCGCCCGCTACAGCCACTGCGCCAGCCAAGTCCGGGGCTACGGTAGTGCAGCCGACCGCGTCAAGCTCTGGCGCAAACACTGCGCAGCCCACTGTAGTCTCACCCCAGCCGACCCCCACCACCGGGACGGCACCAGCAAACATCGGATCCTACGCGGGCCTTGGGTACCAGCCCATGCAGCAAGTCAACGCCGGGATCACCAACTACAACACATACGGACAAGGCCCTGAGGCGAGCTTTTTCGCTCCAGTCCAGCAAACCGGAACATAAATGAAAAAAACAAAGTCCAAGCTGCGCGAAGTATACGAGTCGAAGCCGTTCCACGAGCGCGAGCGGTTCGATGACGGTGGCAGCGCAACCACTGGATCTAGCGACCAGAGTCTGATCAACCTCATTACTAATCCAGACACGAGTTACCTACCGGATTCTCCTAACAGTTACGCCCCGGTGCCATTGCAAAGTGGCAGCACGCTGTCCGCAGATGACCAGGCGGCACTGAATGCGTACGGTGCGAGCGGCCCAGGTGCCCCGACCGACGTAGGCCCAGGCCCGCAGATCAACAACGGCACGATGGACGTGGATCCTGGGTCGGTACCTACCGTGAACAGCGGCACAGGATCCAGCTCCGGCGGCTCAAGCGTCAGCAGCCAGACCGCAGGCGCACTCGGCAAGCTCCTTGGGCTGAGCGGTAGCAGCAACTCCACCGGTATGCAGGCATTGCAGGCCCTGATCGGCCTAGCCGGGGTGGGCGCGAACTACGCCAACAACAAGGCCAACACGCCTACCTTCGCACCCCCGGCCCTATTCGGCGGTCAGGCAGGGACGACCGGCGCCAACGGCTCCAGCGGAGGCTACGGACCCCCTGGCGGCTACAACTTTCAGAACTACAAGGGCGCGACCGCAAGCACGCCCGGACTGGGGTACGCACCGAGGACCGCCGTGACCCCCAACATCCCGAACTACTACACCTACGGGCAGGGTCCGCAGGCAAGTTTCTTCACCGGATCGGCTCCAGCCGCCCCCGCAGCCCCTAGTGCCCCGGCTGCGCCTCAGTCCAGCACTGGCGGCAACCCTTCAGGTCCGACGACCATGAAGCGCGGCGGCTTGATGCGCAAGTACGCAGTCGGCGGCAGGGCGCGGCACTTCATTGGCGGCACACCCGCACCTGTGTCCGCACCAAACGCAGCACCCATTATTGGCACCCCAACGGGTGTAGGTAGCAGCGGCTTGCTGGCTGGCCTGGGCGCAATGGGCGGCACCGCACCTCCCGCATTGGGTGGGGCGGGGACTGGCGCGTTGTTGCAGGGAGTGCAAGGCCCAGCATTCACTACGGCTCAGCAGCAGTTCTTGGCGGGCAATGGTCCTGGGGCAATGAATCCCGCAAACAATCCTTTCTCAGCCAATAGCGGTGCGCCTTCTGGAGTTGGGGCACTTTCTCCGCAAGTCGGGGCGCAACTGCAACCCAAGCCTCCCGCAATGAGCAACGCGCTCCCGATTCCGGGTGTCGCAGGCCAGAACGGGCAAAGCATCGCTGGTGGCCTACTGTCTCAGCTTAACCGTCCACAGCCGTCCTCTGGCCTGACTGCGCATCAGCCCACTGCCTCACCGCAGCCGGTTACGAACGCGCCAGCCCTGCAGCGCGGCCCAGTGCAGAGACCATTGGTTGGTATGCAGCGCCCTATGATGCGCGCCAGCGGCGGCAGCACCGTGGACGCCCCAGGCAACGGACCAATGGCCAGCTCGCACGTCATCCAGGAATCAGGCGTATCCCCGCTGTCGCAGATGTACCAGTCCCGTCGGCAGTGGCAGGGTCCGAGTTCCCAGAACATCGGCATGCCGCAAGCTCAAGGGCACGCATCCGGTGGCAGAGAGGGACCGCTTTCCCAGGTCAGCAGGCACGTCGTCGGCCCCGGTGACGGTACCTCGGACGACATCCCGGCCAGACTGGCAAACGGCGAGTACGTCATGGACGCGCAGACGGTCTCGATGCTGGGCAACGGCTCGAACGACGCTGGCGCCAAGAAATTGGATGCCTGGAGACAGAACATCAGGAAGCAGAAAGGGAAGGCTCTCGCGAAGGGCGAGATGGCGCCAGACGCGCACAAGAACCTGAACAGGTACATGAAGTAATGTCGAGCACACTCAACTCCCTGCTGCAGAACAACAGCCCCAGCACTGGCAGCAACTACAGCCAGAGCAGCACCCAGCTGCCTTCTTGGTACACGGACTACACGCAGCAGATCCTCAACTCCGCAGCCCAGTTCGCCGCGCAGCCGTACCAGACGTACCAGGGTCCGCGCATTGCGCAGCAGAGTGATCTTACCAACGACGCCTACAGTGCCGCGTCGCCGCTCTCCAGCACCGCCACGGGGAACACGCAGGCCGCGTCGAACCTGGTAGCCGCCGGAGCAAACCAGGCCAACAGCCCTCTGCAGCAGGCGCAGCCGTACCTGAACGCTGGCACGACCCCGACGTACGACACCGTCAACAGCTACATGAACCCGTACATGAGCAGCGTCCTGGGTGGTATATCGAACGCCGCGAACACAAATTTCCAGAACTACACGATGCCCGCGCTGCAGAGTTCCATCATCGGCGGCGGGAACATCACCGGCTCATCGACCGAGGGCACGAACCTCGCGGAGAACGCTGAGCAGCAGAACAACCAGAACATCATCAACGCACAGTCGAGCGCGCTCCAGGGCGGATACAGCAGCGCACTCAACGCAGCCCAGGCCGGTGCCCAGAACAGCCTGACCGCTGGCAGCACCGCCGGATCTCTGGCGAACGCCGGGACGCAGAACCTGATCAACGCAGGGTCCACGCTCTCGAACGTCGGCACCCAGGGCACGAACAACAACATCAACGCGATCAATGCACAGAACACGCTCGGGCTGCAGAACCAGGGCTACAACCAGTCCAACCTGAACCTCGCTTACCAGGACTACCTAAACCAGCTCAACTACCCGATGACGCAAGCCTCGGAGATGCAGAGCGCGCTCAATGGAATCCAGGTGCCATCGGCGACGGTCAACTACAACTACGGCTCGAATCTGGCTGGTGGGAGCAACGGCTCGCCGCTGTCGCAGCTGCTCACACTCTTGGGCTAACACATGCCGCAATTCTCAGAAGTTCCTGACGGGAACAATGCTCTCCAGGACGACCCAAGCCCGTTGCAGGCGGCGACTGACCCGTCTACCGGCTCTGGCTACGTTTCTCCGCACGCAGAGAATCACGAGCGTTACCTGAACGCTACCTCGGAGATGGATAGACTGCAGAAGCAGTACTCCGATCTCTCGGGGCAGAACGCTGACGCCTACGCCGCGCAGAAGAAGGCCCTCCAGGACGCCACGGAGCGCCTGAATGCGATGAACTTCGGCCCAAGCGCGCAGGAGCAGCACTACCGTAACCTGGCGGCTTTCACAGACGGCTCTCACGGCGGCTACGGATTCAACCCCGCCGAGGTGAACCAGACCAAGGCCGACATCCTCAAGGAGCAGCGCGAGGCTGAGATGCAAAAGCAGCAGCTCCTGTCGAACTACGCGATGCAGATCCCGCAGGCGACGATTGCGGCGAACAAGGAGACGATGAACCAGAACCTTGGACAGCAGCGCGTCCTTGGTAGCCAGATCAACAACTCTGCAAATTCACAGTTCAAGCGCAATGGCAACGACCCCTGGTACGTGGCCAGAGACAACCAAGGAAACCCATTCATCCCGAAGCAGAACCTGGACGCCCTGGATCAAGTGGAGCTGTCGCACTTGTACGGGCGCTTCACGCTCGTCCCGAATCCAGACGGCAGCAAGCGCATCGTCCCCGGCGCATCCATCGCAGCCGGTGCCCCGCAAAATGGGTCCGCTCAACCCCAAACTGGGAATTCGCCCAAGATTCCTGGCCCGTCGGCTCCAGGTACCGGCGCACCGCGTTCCCCTGCCCCGCAGACGGAACTCAGCCCGCAGTTCCTGTCCGGGCTGTTCCAGCCGTCCAATGTCCTCAGCCCGCGCTACGGTGCCCTGACGCAGGACACCAAGCCCGTGTACGTGCAGACGGCTCAGCAGGCGTTCGATCCGCAGGAGTTCCAGAACTACAAGTTCACCCCGGACTGGCTGACTAACAACAAGGACGCCATGAAGAAAGACCTGGAGCAAAAGAACAAGGAAATGTCTTCCACCCTGAGCGGCGCCAATAACACCATAAGCAACTACGGTCGCGCCCTGCAGGCTATCGACGGTCTACAGAACGACCCGAAGCTGATGACCGGACCATTCGGTGAGAAGAAGGCTGCCCTGGAGAACTTCCTGCGAGGTGCTGTGGGTGACGACCTCACGGCGACGATCCTGAACGACCCGCAGCTGAAGGCCCTCGAAGCGAAGCAGGACAGCGACAAGTACTTCCGTCAGGCCGCAACCGCAGGCCTGCAGGCTGTCTACCATGGTAGAATTACGAACCAGGAGCTGAGCACGCAGCTCGCCAGCCTCCCATCCAGCAACCTGATGCCCGCGGTGGCGAGGATGCTGTCGAAGGCGCAGACCGACATCGCTCAGGACAACATCAACAAGGCCAAACTCTGGCCGGTCTACGTACAGAAGGGCGGCAACCCTAGCCTGTACGACGCCTGGTACGAGACGCACTTCAGCCCCTTCAGCACCGACAGCGTACTGACGAAGAACCTGCAAGCCGCGAAGTCTGGTGCTCAGCAAGCACCGCAGAATCCTCTGGTGCAGTACTACACCGCACTGGCTCAGTGGAGGGCGAACGGTCAGAAGGGACCGGAGCCGCAGAAACCGCAATGACGCCGCAAGACCTTCAAGCCGCCCTGGTCGAAGCGCACAACGCTGGCGACGAAGACACCGCGATGAAGATCGCGCAGATGATCACCGCTGGCTCTGCCCCAAGACAGGTGCATAACTTCGACTCTACTCCGAACGGCCTGGTTCCTACGGGATCACCAGCGGCACGTGCCGCGATGTCTCCGATTAGTGGCATGAACGCTTTGCAGCAGTTTCTCGCTGGCGCAGGCCAGAGCGTCGTCCAAACTGGTCGAGGACTCAAGCAACTCGGCGACATGGCTGCTGATGCCGTCTCTCCCCGCAGCCAAACTCTCTCAGGACAGGTGGATGGACAGACCCGTCTCCAACAAGACCAAGACAGCGAGACTGATTCTCGAAAACTTGACGCACCCCTCAACAGCTCTGGCTGGGGGATTGCCGGGAATGTCGCTGGCAACATTGCTCAGTTCGCTGTCCCCGGCAGGATCCTGGGCGCCGCTGGCCAGCTCGCTCGTGGCAGTCAAGCAGCAAACCTCATCAACAGAGGCTCGCAGCTTGTCAAGGCAAGCCCCTGGACGGCAGCCGCAGCGACTGGTGCAACCATGGGCGCAATCGCCCCCACCGCAGGGGACGGCCAGCGCTGGGTCAATACCCTGGCTGGCGCTGCTGGTGGAGTTGGGGGTCAGGCTCTTGGAATGGGCGTCAATGCTGCTCTTAGGACCGGCGTCGGCGCACTTGAGTACGGTGCGCAGCAGGCCGCAAACATCGCTAAGAAGTACGGGATACCGCTCAGCCTGCCCGACCTTACCAACTCCCGGTTCGTCAAGTACTTTGACAGTGCCACCGCAGAGGCTCCTGGGTCGGGGGCAGAGCAGCGTCACGCAGAGAGTCGTCGGGCGTTTAACGACGCGCTAGGGCGGTCCACCGGGATACCTACCGACGGTGGCCCGATTGACATGAGCAACTGGACAACCGGCAGGCGAGTCGTCGGATCCATGATCGGCGACATGGCGGACAACACGCAGGGTCTGTTGACTCCGCAAAACTTCGCCGACATTCAGAAGGTTCTCACTGACGCCCAGACCAAGGGCAGCGCCGACACGGAGCGGGCCGTCAGCGGCTACGTGAGTGACATGTTCCGCCACATGGAGCCGGTACCGGACCCTCTCCCTGGCGGACCCATCGCATCCATACCTGGAGACGCCTGGCGCGAGATCCACACCGACCTTGGTGACCGTGTCGCCGCAGAGGGCAGCACCGACCTTGGGAATCGGCTTAGCAAGCTACACGGGATCCACATGGACGTGCTGGAGAACGGCATGTCGCCGGATGACGCGAACCTATTCCGTGACCTGCGCGGCAGGTACGCCCGCATCATGACTCTGCAGCCTCTGGCTGAAAAGGCACCGCTCGGGGAGGGCATAGACCCGAAGCTGGTGCTGAACCGCGCCATCGCTGACGGCAACGCCTACGACAGCAACGGCAACATGTGGCCTCTTGGGGAGCTGGGGCAGCTGGCGAAAAAGACCATGACCGCCAAGGTGCCAAACAGCGGCACCCCGATCCGCGCCATGATTCATGGTGCGATGATCGCCCCATTCGTTGGCGGCGAGGCTTACCACCAGGGCCAAGACAAAGAGCACTCCGCTGGCTTGGGCGCCGCCACCATTCCTACTGTGATGCTCTTAGAAGCGGCAGGCAACCGCGCACTTGGATCCAGGCTGCTTGCCAAGTACGCCGCCGCGCAGATGCCCGAGGCTGCCGCTGCACCAATTCGCGCCGCCACCTCCGTGCTGCCACTAGCCGGGGCTGCCGCAGCTACTCAGCACCACCCAGAGGTCTCGGTGCATTTCCCGGATGACCCTGATCAGCAGCCGCAAGGCCACGCCGATGGCGGACAGGTGCTGGATCACAACGGGAATCCGATCCATAAGTCCACCTTCTGGGATCTCGTAAAGCAGGGCTGGAGCGACCTCACTGGCGGGGACTCAACTCCCGCGCCGTCTCAGGCACCAATCGGTTCCGGCATCGCTCAGCAGGGCGCGCAGCTCATATCAGGCAGACAGCACCAGATCGACCAGGCCGTAACTGACGCTGGCGGTTGAACTATTCTCGCAAATCGTAGTCCTACTACGATAATGGAGTACTCCTTTGTTTGACCGTTTAGTGGACCTTCTAATCGGGTGCATCGACCTGTTCAGGTTCTGGTGCGTGATACCGGAGTATGAACGAGGCGTGCTGCTCCGTCTAGGGAAATTTGTGCGCGAGTGCGAGCCTGGGTTTCACTGGGTGCTGCCGTTCTCGATAGACCACGTCATCGCTCAAGTAGTTGTTCCCAGCACGCACTCACTGGGGCACGAGAGCGTGACCACCAAGGACGGAAAGGCGATCACATTCCACGCGGTCTGTACGTACTCCATCCGTGACATCCGCAAGGCGCTCCTCGAAGTCGAGGACGTCAACCACGCCGTCCGGGACGCATGCTCGGGCGAGATCGGCAGGGTGCTGCATGAAGCAACCTGGGAAGAGATCATCGGCGGCGAGATCATTGACAAGGCAACCGCAGCCTGCCGCAAGAGGGGCTTTAGATTTGGAATCGAAGTTACTTCCGTGCAATTCGCCAGCATGTCTCTTACCAAGAACCTGCGAATTTTCGGCTCAACCTGAGGACACCCATGATCGAATCCACACGCTCCGCAGTCGAACGTCTCCTGGCAGATGGCAAGTCACACCGCGAGATCGCCAGGGAGCTGGACATCAGCCATGGCACGGTGAGCCACCACGCATCAGTCCTCAAGGTCCAAAGGGGCGCATCCGCGCTGCTGCATCCGGTTCCTGACGCTCACCAGGTCAAGGGAGTTTCTACGCTCCTGGACAAGGACGGCGTGATCAAGCAGCAGTGGATCAAGACCAACGTCGAGGAGCGTCGTGAGGAGCTGGCGAAGCAGGCCGCTCTCGAAGCGATGATGGAGATGCTGCCAAGGCTGGAGCCGCTGCCGGGTCCGCCGACTTACTTGCACAACCTGATGACGGCCTACCCGTTCACCGACTGCCACCTCGGCATGTTGAGCTGGGGCAAGGAAACCGGCGACAAGTGGGACATCGACATCGGTGAGCAGACCCTGCTGCAGGCGTTCGACATGATGTGCGCCAGCAGCCCCAACTCCGAGTACGGACTCGTGATGCAGATGGGTGATTTCCAGCACTTCGACGGCATGGTTCCCGTAACCCCGGAGCACGGGCACGTCCTGGACGCCGACAGCCGCTTCAGCAAGATCGTCAAGGTAGCGATCCGGGTGCAGCGCCAGATCATTGACCGGGCGCTCCGCAAGCACCGGTACGTCAAGGTGATCGTCGCTGACGCGAACCACGACCCAAGCTCCCAGGTATGGGCGCGGCACATGCTGTCGGCCCTGTACGAGAACGAGCCACGGGTCGAGGTGGTACAATGTGAGAACCCGTACCCCGTCATCCAGCACGGGAAGACCATGCTCGCCGTCCACCACGGACACAAGGTCAAGAACGAGGAGCTGCCGGGTATTTTCGCGACGATGTACGCCCCGATGTGGGGCCAGACCACGCGCCGGTACTGCCACGTCGGGCACCGCCACCACAAGGAGGTGCAGGCGAAGGAGTTCAACGGCATGATCGTTGAGCAGCACCAGACCATCGCAGCCAAGGACGCCTACGCCGTGCGCGGGGGGTGGCTTGCGCAACGCTCCATCACCTCGATCACGTACAGTGACCGCTACGGGGAAGTCGGCAGATCGACCGTCACCCCTGAGATGCTACCCGTAAATGCCGAATTCCAACGATGAAACAGCAATCAGTGCCCCGTACCCAACGGACCAGGAACTACTGGCCGCTCTAGGGCGTGCCAACGCATCCGGGGACAAGGTAACCGCGCAGCGCATCGGTCAGATGCTGCTGCACAACTCCTACCGCTCGACCCAGCCGCATCTGCCGGAAGCACCAGGCGTCACCGTGGATGGTGGTCCTCCCGCATCCAGGCAAGACACCGATTACCTCGGGATGCTCAAGTACCTGGCGCAGGACGCCGTGGTGAACGTCGCCAGCGGCATCGACGCGGTCGGCAACCTCCCACGCAACCTGATACAGAACGGCTGGGACAAGGGCATGGACAAGGCTGCGAATGACATGGCTGCGTTCCAGGCTAAGTACGGCCCATCAGACCCATCTGACGCGGTCGTCAACGCCTACGGTGACAGCATCGCACCCGCAGTAGACGTCGCCAAAAGCATCCCAGAGGTGCGCGGGCTTGGCATGATCTCGGACGCCTACGGCAGCGCCGTGGACGAACTCGCTGCCCAGGCTGGGCACGCGGACCCCAGGCTCTCCGGTGCCGTCGGTGCCATCGGCCATTCCTTGCCCATGCTGCTGAACCCGGAGACGCTCCTGGGCAAGTACGCCGGAGAAGCTGCCGCCGAAGGTACTGCCGCACTCCGCTCCGCCCCAAAGCCCTCTCCGTCGGCCACAGACCCCTTCCCGCTGGACTCCCCGCTCAAGTTCACCCCCAGTGACGATGGCCGGGTGCATCTCAACTCGACGCCGGGTGCCCTGGAGCGGGAAGGTGAGGCTGCCAGACGTTCTGCGGCCCCGGTTTTCACCAAGTCCACGGTACCCACATCCGAGGTGGACCTGTCGCACCTCACGCCCCCCAGCTTCAGCCCGCCAGACAATGCCATCAGCGTCGTAGCCCACGACCCGGAGACCGGTCAGTTGGTTGGGCATTCCACCTTCGTCCCTCGCGGCAATGCGATGCAATCCCTTCGGATGGACGTAGACCCGGCCTACCGTGGGATCGGTGTCGGCCCCGCGCTGCTACAGGACGCTGTCGGCCACGCACACGGTCAGGGGATGGACTTCCTGTCCGACAGCCAGGTCAGCATCCCAGCCGCGAGAACGTACGAGAAGCTGAAGGGCGTGAACCTGGTCCGCAACCCCGACGTCGATCACATCATGGACGAGACTGACGGCCAGGTGGGCAGATCCCAGAACGGGCAGCCCGTGTACTCAATCCCCGCCGCCAGCCACGCAGACGACGCGCTCGAAGGTGAGCCTGAGCCGAACAGCTGGATCGCGAGCCAGGCGTACGCCGAGGGCGGCGGCGCGGAGATGGAGCCTGTCCTGGGTGGCCTGTCCAAGCTCGCAGAACGATTCGCGACCCGCGACCCGCACATCGCGCAAGCTGTAGCCGACCACGCCATCGAGAAGGGCGGCATCACGTACCACCCGACGACTTCGACGCAGCCCACCGCTGGGTACGCTGTCACCAACGCATACCCTGGCCGTGAGGCAGTACTCAACCGCCCCATTACCGGCCCAGACGTCCACAGCTTCATCACCAAGAACGCCGACGTCTTCGGTAACGACATGTCAGCCCACTTCGGCGCCTGGAAGAACGGCGACGACTGGTACATGGACGTGGCCCACATTGACCCGGACCTGGAGAGCGCGCTCGGGAAGGCCAAGGACAGCAACCAGCAGGCGATCTACGACCTGGGCAGCGGGCAGGACATCCCCAACCCTCACTACCAGCCCCCGCAGCAGCCTACACCTTCCTGGGGCGGGCAACCGAGTGACAAGATCCGACAGGTCGCGGAGCAGTACATGCAGCAGGCGGGGCTGCCGTACAACCCGCCGAAGTCGCTGGTCTCCGTAGATCCCAACCGCAGCAGGGCAATTGCGCAAGCCTACGAGGAGATGCAGCACGCCCCTAACGACCCCAAGGTAGCCGCCAGCTACCAGGCACTGATCCGGGAGACGATGGCGCAGTACCAGGCCGCGAAGGCTGCGGGGCTGAAGGCGGAGTTCATCCCGCCCGGTTCACCGGACCCGTACGGCAACCCCAGGAATGTGATCAAGGACATCCACGAGAACAACCACATGTGGGTGTTCCCTACCGACGCAGGCTTCGGCTCGGACCCGTCCATCGACGTCAGCGACAACCCCCTGCTGGGGCAGTCCGGGGAGAGCTTCAACGGCATCCCGGCGACGCACAACGACATCTTCCGGGTGGTGCATGACTACTTCGGGCACGCCAAGGAGGGCAACGGCTTCCGCGCCAATGGCGAGGAGAACGCATGGCTGCAGCACTCCAGGATGTACAGCCCAGAAGCACTACCGGCGATGACGAGCGAGACCCGTGGCCAGAACAGCTGGGTGAACTTCGGGCCGCACGCAGAAGCCAACAGGGGTGCCTCAGGTGCGGACACTATCTACGCCCCGCAGAAGGTTGGGCTTCTGCCTGACCAGTTCACCGATCCAGACGCGAGCTACGGATCCGGCGTCCCGCACTTCGCGGACGGTGGCCCAGCTGAGCTGGATCCTGTGCTTGGTGCTCTAAGTAAGCTCGGGGCGCGGTACGCCGCACGCCTCAACCCGCAGGCCGAACACCTCGCGGAGCGCGCCGCAGAGGCTCCGTCCCTGACCTACAACCCCACGACCGGCGACTTGCCGCATGAGGGGTACCTGGTCCCACAGCCAGGCATGTCTATGTCCCTGGACTCGGACGCTACGCCTGGCGACTTCCACGACTTCATGCTCCAGCACCAGGACGCCTTCGAGAACCCCAAGGCCGTGATCCACGCCGAGAAGGATCCCAACGGCAACGGCAGCTTCCTGCACGTCGCGATCCACGAGCCTGACTTCGAGGGCGCGATGGCTGCGGCGCAGAGCTTCGGCGCCCCAGGGGTGCGAGAGATCCACACCGGCAAGAACTTCTCTGCGGCTGGGCCAGCTCCGCTGGTTGCTGGGCAGGAGCCTGTCGAGCACGAGTACTTGGATGACAACAAGTCCTTCGCGAAGAACGCACTGATCAACGAGCCGGTAGCCAGCAGGCCACTGGACGAGTACGACAGGATTCACTACCCGCCGCAGCAAAGCACTCCATGGACCCCAGGGCGGCAGACCGTCACCAACCCGGTCAGGAACTACGCCCCCGGAATATACGGACCAACCAAGGAAGTCGTTGACCAGGCGGCTGATCTTGCTAGCCAGTCACCAGAGAACCCGATGATGCGGCGCCTGTTTGGTGTAACCAGGCAAGACCTGGCAGACATAGGTGCCGGTCGTCAGGGGAACCTGCTTGGGCAGCCAAAGGGATACAAACGCAACCCCGAAGGCAGCCAGTCTGCGCTCAACATTATGACCCCCCAGAACGCGCAGCGCCTGGTTGACGCTCTGGACTACGCAAGAACCAAGCCCGAACTGTCTACCGGCATGACCGGGTGGTATGTCATGGACCCGGCCTACCAGCGCATCCTGCATCTCGTTGGTGACGAGGACCAGGCGAAACGGATATATGACCAACTGAATACGTACCAAGCCATCAGCAGCCCACAGACCCCGGTGGACCGGGAGCTGAACGTCGCCGGGACCGCGCACTGGCTCAAGAACGCGGGACGCTGGAGCGACTACCAGAACATGGTGGACGCAGGTAAGGCTGGCCAGAACCCGGCAGACATCCAGGACTTGATGACGCACGTCTACCACAACAGCCAGAACGTCCCAGCGATGAACAGGTACAACGAGCGCGGGGTCATAGGCAGCGTCCCGATGGACGCCCCCAAGGCGTACGTTTATGGGGAGGCCAGTAACGTGCCAGAGATCGGCAACCAGACTCGGACCCCGGTGGGCGACACGCATTTCTCAAGTGCGGTTGGGCTGCTCGACACCAGGACCGCAAAAGACCCCAAGGGGTCTGTCAGCACCGAGGAACTTCAGACTTTTGCTCCCTGGTTCAGGTCTCATGTAGCTGACCGGGCTGGCTACGAGTCGGTCCCGGCACAGGCCAACCTGTGGGGTATCTTTGCGCCGCAGACTGGGGTGCGCAGCGGTATCGGGATGCCGAAGCTGGAGCTGATGACCCAGGAGATACAGAACCTAGCAGACCGCGCTGGCGTTTCTCCTGAGACCGCCAGAGACATGTACCTACTGGGGCAGAGACCCTAGACCGCTCTGTCAGATTGTGACTCAAGATCTCGCCCGATCCGCATGATCTCACCAACCGCAGGATGCACCGGCATTGGTAGCACCAATTTGGCGTAGTCCCAGAACTTTACTATCGCCGCCTCAAGCTCGCGGATGCGCTCTTGATGCTTGAACAGTGTTGCCGACTGCTCCCACAGCCCGCAGTCGCACGGCATGCCCTTCTGCACGTAGCCACAATTGCCAGCATGCTCACTCATTCTCTGCTCCCCGGTCCAAAGCGGTTTCAATGAGCTGACGGAAGTCTTCGTCCATTCCTTGCTTGCGCACCAGCGAATACAAATCACTCAGCGCCGCCTCAAGCTCGCATATACGCAATCGCCGTGTCTCGCTGACTTTTACCTCACTATTGCGCACGCTTTGGATCTCGTTAATTTGAAATTCAAGCTCGCGGATGCGGCCCTTTGCCGCCACGATCATCTTGTGGTGATGTAGCTCAGGATACGGTGTCTCTGTGTCGTAATTCAGGTTCTCAATCAGCCTTTGTAGCTTGATTGCATACTCGATATCGACATTACCGCTGGCGAGGGCGGCGCGGGCTTGCATATCAGCGGGCATCAACTTAGCTGCCGTAGCATCAGCAGCGCCTACCGCATCCCAGTCTTTGGCGTGCCAATACTCAAGCACGCACGCTTCAAGCTCAGCGATGCGGGCCTCCAGCACCGGGACTCGCGGATCACCCATGCGCTGACGCTCGTCGGTTTGTGGTTCCATCAAGTCGTATCTAGCGACTTGGGTCCGCATCCATGGATATTGCTCCGCGCTTTCGTCGCGGTCGTCCGCTTCGTAAGCGATGCAGTCGCATTCCTCGACGTGGCACGCGGTCGAGCCGGAATACTTCGGATCGTGTCCGTGCTCCTCTATGGCGTGACCGCACTGGCAAGGTTCGAATCCGGTTCTTTCAGTCATGTAGGTTCTCCTTTCCGGTCAGGTGCGGAGCGTGATAGTTGAGTCATGGCTTACCCTCGCCACTCGGAGCGGAGCATCGTTCCATGATTAGCAGCCCGCTTCCGGTTCGTCCGCATCGACGCCATCCGGCTTTGCGAAAGCAAAATCCAGGGTTCGTTGAGGCGATCCTTTCCGGGTTGATGTAGGTGTAATGCCGGCTATCAGGCCAGAGGATATCAGCAATCGAATCCGCTTGGCGTATGAGGTCCGAGCTGCGGTGAGCTGACTCGTTGCGGAACACTGCGCAGTTGACGCCTTGCTGTCCGCTGTCGTCATGGAACTTGCGCCAGACCCAGACGGCATCCGCTTGCGCCGTCCTGAGAACAACCTTTTCGCCGGGACCGACGAACAGGGTTCGCTTTCGCCCATCGGCGTATCGGTAGGCTGAATAATGTCGCTCATACATGGCGAGACATGCCTTGTCGCCATCCTTCGTAAGCCACCATAGAGGATTCATGCATGCTTCGCTCCCCGGTTCGCGGCTGTTGTGGCACCTGAAGCCGCGTGTGCAAGGGCGGTATCCGCGATCTGGTTGACCTTGTACATGCGCGCGGCTACGTCGTGCTCGTCATCGGCGATGAACTGCTCAGAGTAGTCGGCTATCTCATGCAGCGCCGCCTCAAGCTCGCATATACGCAATCGCCGTGTCTCGCTGACTTTTACCTCACTATTGCGCACGCTTTGGATCAGCTCCGCGACCCCTCGCTGGCACAGGTAATGGGAGTCCAAATGTTTCTCGTCAAAGCTCATGATCTGATCCTCCGCTGTCGGTGATCCCATCGCAAATTTCCGATTTCATATCTAAAACCAGATTGTCGTACTCGGCGTTGCTCAATTCAATGAACGATGTGGACCCACACGAGCCGTCTGGGTTAGCGGGCGAACGCACTGTGATGCGAACGCTTTTCATGTCGTCGTTACGACTTACGTTGATGTATGGGGGATATGGGTATGTTGCGGGCGTGTGCGCGGTAATGTATTTCATCGGGGCAACGGGAAGTTTCCCGTCCTCCGGTTGTTGATGA